TTTTTGAAGTTAGTGTAGCAGTTGAGTCTGCCATAAAACACGGTTCGCCTGTAGCACGGTACTCAGCCCGACATAAAGAACAGTTACTGACCACTAATAAACATCTTGTAAAGATGCCTTCAAATCTTTTTACGCTCGGTTCATCTAGAGGCCCAGGATAGTGCCCTTTCACGGCATTCACACCGGTTCGAATCCGGTACCGAGTACCATTTTTGTTGGGGATTCGCCAAGTTGGTTAAGGCACTGGATTTTGATTCCAGCATGCATAGGTTCGAATCCTATATCCCCTACCAATGTAATTTAGGAAAACATATGACAGCAGTTTTGATCAGTTATCCACCAGCTGCTGGTGGTAATCATTTGAGAAATCTAATCACAGTAGCCAGCAATTATGTCAGTGATACCAGCTTCAATGAAAATATCATGCAACAGTATTTTTCAAGCGGAAAAATCATGGTGCACGGTCAGGATATCGGTCAGGATGCTATCGCAAACAATATCAACTCATTCAAGTTGCACCGAAGTGCAATGGAACATGAACAGAATATAGTTTATTTTGGGCACTTTGCTGAGATTCTTTCTCAAAGAGATATTTTGCTTACATTACCAAATAAAAAATTTATTTTGATATCGCCTGACACACAAGATTGCATGAAAATATGGTTGGCGAGAGCAAAAAAATTAGGCATAGCACCTTTACTAGGATATTATGCAGGAGAGCAGATTTTTTTGTACGAACCGGTTATTTACTATGATGTACTCAAAACAAAAAAAACCAATGTGATGAATATATCAATTTATGAATGGTTTGCCGAAGACATTTCTCCAGTATTGGATAGATTAGAATTTTTTTTACAGGCTAATTTTGATAGAGAACTATGTCAAAGGTTGCATCAGATTTGGTATAGTCGTAACAAACCTGATGTTTTATAGCATGGCAAAAATTAATTTATCGCAGGGTAGAGAAGCGGCAACTCACCGGGCTCATAACCCGGAGATCACAGGTTCGAATCCTGTCCCTGCAACCAAGTAATGTTGTCAACCAAACACCGAGTCAAGGCGTTGTATAATTACACTCAGGAGATTGTAATGTCACAATATGATATCATTGCCCAGGTTAGAGAACTTGTTGAAAGAAACTGCAAATCTTGTGAAATTGCTACTCGGTTGCATCTTGATATTTCTGCAGTAAATCAGGTGATCACAATGTTAAAGTTATAAGTATTAATTACTTGTTGTCATGTTGAGTATCATTATCCTGCTTGTTTTCATTGTCAGCAGGCTCACACAACATAGGATTTACTTTGAAATCACGGTTGGTGCTCCAGTGTTCGGTCTGAATATATGGCACGTTGCCAAATGCACTTAACAAAAGTTTATAGCTATAATAATCGTTGTCGTCCATACAATATTTAACCTTTTTGGTCATTATGGTAGCAGGGCACTCCTACTATCAATAATGTAATTGTAATATATGAGTATATAAATACTGGCCCAAGGATCCAATATGGTAAAAGTTTTGTTTATACTCAAACGTCGTGAAGACTATGATGCAATAGTACACAGTCATGTGGGTCTGAGCACAGGGTTGTATAACAGTGCTAGCTTTATGAACGATATGTTGAATGATGCCGGCATAGACAGTGTGTTAGAAGTGGCCATAGACAACAATTGCATAGATAGATTGGTCACAAAACATCAACCTACTCATGTAATCATTGAAGCTCTTTGGGTAGTTCCCACAAAATTTACCATACTGCAACGGCTTCATCCCAAAGTAAAGTGGATCATCAGATTACACAGCGAAATGCCTTTTTTGGCCGGCGAAAGCAATGCCATGGACTGGATCGGCGACTATTCAGAATTTCACAGTGTTTACCTGGGAGTTAATGCACCCAGGATGCTGAGAGAGTGTCAAACTTATTTGAGTGCCATGCATCCTGGTAGAATCTGGAACAATGGTAGAATTATCTACATGCCCAATTACTACCCGCAAAAGTTTACAAAAAAGAAACTAGACAAAAGCAAAGACACAGTAGATATTGCGTGTTTTGGTGCAGTACGCCCTTTGAAAAATCACATGGTACAGGCCATTGCAGCCATTGAGTTCGCTCAAAATATTGGCAAAAAATTGCGATTTCATATCAATGCAGGCAGAATTGAAATGAACGGTGGGCCAGTGATCAACAATCTCAAAGGTCTATTTCAGCAGTTGTCCGGCAGAGATTTTGAATTGATCAATCATCAATGGCGGCCACGTGACCAATTTTTAGAATTGTGCAGTCAAATGGATATTGGTCTGCAAGTGAGCTTTAGTGAAACTTTTAATATTGTAGGTGCAGATCTAATCAGTCAGGGAGTTCCCATAGTGGGCAGTGTAGAGATACCCTGGGCAGCTACCAAATGGTGTGCTGATCCCACAGACAGCACAGACATTGCACAGTGTCTGGCCAGTGCCTATCGTTGGTCAAGAACCAATGTTCGTTACAATCAAATATCATTGAAAAAATATACCAATCACACCAAAGATATATGGACTAAATACTTTTATGAACAAACACACAGTAAAAGCTCATAAATGGATAGACGGTATTTTGCATACTGTGGAACATTACTTTGATAACTTGACCGAAGCAATAAGTTTTTCCAGTGCAGCCGACGCGCACACTACAAAAGTCTACAATAATCATGGTAATCTTGTGCATGTGACTAATGTACAAAATATACGCGGTGATCATCTCATGGTCGGATACGCATAAGTCTAGCACAATTTTCCTACATGAACATCATGACCCTGAGCTGCCAGGCTCAAGACTGCAATGGTTTTCCAAAAGTCACAGTGCTCTTAGACAACAATATTTTATTTGAAGCAGACATCTCTGAGTCAAAATTTGACCTATCAATTCCATTGGATCATAACACCTCAACCAGGTGCTTGCAACTTGTACGTCATGACAAAACTGATCGGAATATATTGTTAGACTCCAATGGACATATAATCAAAGATCAAAGTGTGGAAATTCTTCAAATCAAAATAGATCAGGTGCTTGTACCGCAATTTTTTATCTCGTCTCACTGTCAGTTTGAATTTGGCGATCAGTGTCATCCAGGCAGTTGTTTTATTGGACCCAATGGAGTTTGGTCCTTGAGATTTCAAACTCCTATTGTACAGTATATTTTAGATCAAAAAATTTTGCATGAATCTCAATACAATCAAGACTATCAATTTCCCTGGAGTTATAAATTGGGCCCTGACAGTGTCAAAAATATCAGTTCCAAAATTGATTCATTGATTGAAAAAATATCCATATCATTATGAATGACTTTGTATCTTGTGTGGCCATTGATATAATAAACTACGACAAGCCACCTGCTTCACTGGCATTTCTGGCAGGAGTGTGTGAGGCAACTCTTCTTGATTATCAATGTTTTAGTTTGAATTCTGAATTCTTAGACATCATGTCCATGGCTGAATACAATTTGGTGTATACCAAGCTCAAACAATCTGCCATGGAGGATATTCCCAAACCAGCCATTGACAGCATTGATCGCATAATAAATCAAATTAAACAGTGCAATACAACAATTGTGGCGGTGTCTATATTTTCTTACCTGCAGTATCCTCTCGCTGAAGTATTTTTAAAAAAATTAAAGGCGTTGTTGCCAAACGTCACTGTCATAGCCGGCGGCCCAGGTATTCAAGCCAATCATTCATCCAATGGTACCATTGGCAAAAATTTATTAGACCATGATTTGATAGATTATTACTGCCTTGGCGAAGGAGACGAAGCTTTGGTTTTGTTCTTTCAAGGCAACAGAAATATACTGGGCATAAATGGAAAACAAAACAAGTACGAAACTTGGGTTCCACAAATCGACAATTTGGATTCAAAATATGTGATTCCTAGCTATAAAAAAATACCTTTGAAAAATTATCAAAACTTAGAAAATAAAAAATCCACAGTTTTTTCACTGAGTACCAGTAGGGGGTGTGTGAGAGATTGTGCATTTTGTGACGTGGGCAAGTCATGGCCCAAATTTAGATTTAGAAAAGGGTCAGGTGTTGCTCAAGAAATATTACAACATCATACAGATGTGGGTGCAACAAATTTTACCATAGTAGACTCATTGATCAATGGAAGTTTAAAATCTTTTCGTGAATTCAATCAAGAAATGATCAAACTCAAAAAAGAGTATCCAAGTTTGAATGACTTCTCATACAATGGCATGTTCATTGTGCGCGATCGACACACGCACAATGAAGAATTTTTCCGTCTTATGAAGGAAGCTGGGTGCGAAAGTTTGGCCATTGGTGTAGAAACAGGCAGTGATCGTTTGAGATTTGAGATGAATAAAAAATTTACCAATCAAGATCTGGATTGGCATCTAGAAATGAGCCAGCGCTACGGGATCAGAAACAATTTTTTAATGTTTGTGGGTTATCCTACTGAAACTGCAGATGACTTTGCTCAAACTCTAAGCATGCTGGAAAGATATCAAAAATATCTAATAGATGATACCATAATAGGTATCAACCATGCTGGAGTTTTCAGTATTCTGCCAGACACACCTGTGTTTGACAACAAAGACAATATTGGCATCACTGTCAATGAACAATTCCATACAGACAGTAACATTTCCAAATTACATTGGTTTAATCACAATAACCCAGATCTCACTGTCAAAGAACGAATATTGAGAGATTTGAAATTTAGGAAAAAAGCCATAGAACTACGTTATCCAGTACCATACGTTGAACGCTATTTGGAATATTTAAAACACATTGATAAAGATCTATTTGTGTTGTCAGATTGACTTGACCAACAATGCAAAATAATGTATAATTACATATTTGCGGGGTTCGTATAATGGTAATACCCTAGCCTTCCAAGCTAGAGCTGACAGTTCGATTCTGTTACCCCGCTCCATTCTAAAGGAAATTTATGCATCGTACAAAATTAAGCCGTGGTACCGAAATTGACACTGACCTCTGTGTAAAAAATGCCGGAGAAAACAGATACATGCTGGTGATTATGGCCGCTGCAAGAGCAAGAGAAATTTCAAGACAACATCGTGCCAGTGAAAATCCTGCACATATCTATCCTGTAGTCAAGGCCTTATTGGAATTTCAAACAGGTGAAATCAGCATTGATGCGGCAACAAAAATTATGTAAGTAAACTCCGTGTGGCGTAATCTGGTAGCGTACTTGGTTTGGGACCAAGCGGTCAAGGTTCAAATCCTTGCATGGAGACCAATCAGGGGATGTAGTTAAATGGGATAACGGTAGCTTTGCAAGCTTCAATTGAGAGTTCGATTCTCTCCTTCTCCACCATAAAGGAATATCATGGATATAGATCAAGCAAGTAATTTTTTAGCGTGTACTATTTTGTTGGGTGCAGGTGTCACAGTTGTTGTTGCATTTGTGTTGTTAATCAACAACTTATGCAGTCGTTATTGGAAGCCATTGGCTCTTCCGGAATATCTTAATCCAGCATTGTCTGGCAGATTTGCAGAACCTCACGAAGTTCCTACCGACAATAAAAAATAAACCAGGAGCGGTGGCCGAACGGTAAGGCAGCGGATTGCTAATCCGTACAACGCTTAATCGCGTTGACTGGGTTCGACTCCCAGTCGCTCCGCCAAGTTGTCAATTTGACTAAATACTATTGCATACTCTGCAATAACATCAGAAAGTCATGATGCAAAAAATTGACATTGAACGTGTAAAAAAATACATCAATGCCCAAAGTCCACAAACTCGAATCTACATCGGTGTTGACTCTGAAAGAATAAAAATCAATAGAATCTGGTATGCAGACTATACCGCTGCTATAGTGGTTCATATTGACGGAAATCATGGTTGCAAATTGTTTGGCGAAGTGACTAGAGAACGAGATTTTGATCAACGTTCCAATCGTCCCAATACCCGTCTTATGACCGAAGTTTACAAGGTCAGTGAGTTATACCTTAAACTGGCTGAAGTTTTGGAAAATAGATTGGTCGAAGTACATTTGGATATTAATCCGCAAGATCAGTACGCCAGTTCAAACATAGTAAGAGAAGCCATTGGATATATTCGAGGTACGTGCAATGTGGTTCCATTGATCAAACCAAATGCATTTGCCGCAAGTTATGCCGCAGATAGGTTCAAAGGACTACGAATTGCAAATGGATAGTTGACACATAATTCTTTTTGTGCTACAATTGGTACATCTTAATTTTTTTTAGAGATTGTATCATGTACAAAAAACTACTCAGTCTGGGTTTAGCAATTATTTTGGTAGCCTGTGGTGATGGCAACAACACCGTAGAATCAACACCAATTTTTGCTAGAGAATCCGTTATTACTGCATCTGTTGGTAATACTGATAGTCTTTCAGCCGAAGCCTTGGCCTTTGCAAAATCTCCTAGTATTGCTCGATATGCCACACAAAGAGATGCCAATACTACTCCATTTATGAGTGATATATTGGGCAAAGCCCAGATCAATGGTGTCAGTATTGATCAGTTGTTTGCTTGGGGAGAAGCAAACTTTCCCAAATTGTTAACCAGTCATGAACTAAATGGTTATTGGAACGGATATACTTACAGATACTATCCAGCCAGTAATACCTACGTTGGCATAGATACCAACAATGTAGTTTGGATTATGGGCCCTGACAGTACCAATGGTGTCTTGGTCAAATTAGCACCAGCAAGTGATTACGTTGGTCAAGTTAATGCCTGGATCGCTGCAGTGACCGCACCAAAAGTCAGCACAGGACTGGTAGGACTGTTGAATAGCATGAGTACAGGGTCTACTTATGTTTCTCAGCCCACCGTTACTGTGTCCGTTGGCGGCGGAGGAGGGACAGCATCAACCCCAGTTGTACCGCCGGTAGTGGTTAGCCCTCCTGTTGCTACACCAGCGGCCGCTCCTGTGGCGACCCCTGTTATTCCAGCTCCAGTTATTGTACCAACACCAGTGGTCACTCCGGTTGTGACACCACCTGTTGTTACACCAGTGGTGGCGCCAGTTATTGTACCAGCACCAGTGGTTACTCCGGTTGTGACACCACCTGTGGCAAACGTGTTTAGTTGGACACCCACAGTAACAATAACAACAAAATTTTTCGACCTACTAGGAGCATGGTGGAATGGCAATATGTTTTTTGCAGATCTAAACGGTGATGGCATAGAAGAAATTATTATTGCAGGCCGCATGAGTCAGCCTGCTACTGCAGCAACTTGGCAATTCACCAGAATGCATATACTGGGATGGAATACAGGATCATTGGCCATGGAAGACAGCCAATGGTTTACTAATAACAACGATAATCTTATTTTTGGTACTGAGCCCAGTATAAAATTTGCGGATTTTAACGGTGATGGACGCAGAGATATATGGATTGCACCCAGTGCTGACATGATGCTATTTGGACCAGGAACGGTGTATATCAATCAGGGCAATAATCAACTCAAACGATCTGACCTGAATATAGGACAAATCTGGGCACACGATAGTGCAGTGGGAGATTTTAACAAAGACGGCAAAGATGATATTATTGTAGTGGGGCTCAATGGTAACCAAGCCATTGCACTGGGTCAGTCCGACGGAACATTTAAAATCACCACTGGCTCAACAGGACTGAGTGCAGCTGGTATGGCCGCTGGTGATTTTTTAGGCAATGGCACTACCACAGTAATACTCACTGATGCATTTATGGAAGGCAATCAAACCAATGGCCTGTATCAGGTCATGCTCAGTGGTGGAGTTTCAGGAGGCAGCGGTAGTGTGGGATCAAGCAGTGCATCTGGATCTGGTTCTTTTCAAGGCGGTGGTGCATTGATGATTCCGGCTAATCCTGTAGCTACACTGACACTGAACCGTATCAGTAAATTGCCACCCAATAGATTTTATCTACCAAAATGGTCAGGATATTCAGTATTGACTCCTGGGCACATGCCCAGCACAGTGAGAGCAGTGCCCATTGATTTCAATCGCGATGGGCAGTTGGATGTTGTGTTACTGACCATGGCTCAAAACGGCACTATTTATTCTGAAGTACAATTTTTGCAAAACAACGGTGGCGGTAATTTTACAGATGTTACCGACACAGTTTTACAAAATTACAACAGTTTGCACACCCAGTCCAGCTATAGTCCTAGATTGATTGATATCAACAGGGATGGTGTGTTAGATATTTGGTTGAGCAACTCAGATGGTGATGGCGCAGAAGACAGCAATGTAGTTTTAATGGGTAATGCATCTGGAAACTACACCGCTACCTATGCAAGTGCCTTTACTGCAGATAGAACATTTGTTGGTGGTAATCCTGCTCCAGTGCAGGCAGTTCGCGGCCCAGATCAAAACTTATGGTTGTTGACTCTGAACTGGTCAATGTCATCATTGAATGTGCAAATCAATGCCAAGAAAATTGGACTGAATCTGTCTAGTTTGCCAAATTAACTTAAAAAAGCATGGCTGACTCAAATCTTAGATTTGTGTATAATTACAATAAGGAGTCAATTATGCCATCAGTGTTTTTAGTGTCAGACACACACTTTGGTCATGCCGGAGTATGTAGGTTCACTCGCAATGACGGAGTGACCAAATTGCGTCCATGGGACAATGCAGATGAAATGGACGAAGCAATGGTCAAAGCGTGGAACGAACGGGTACGGCCCACTGACAAGGTTTATCACTTGGGCGATGTTGTTATCAATCGTCGAGCGTTAAGTATCATGTCGAGATTAAACGGCGACAAGGTTTTGATTCGTGGTAATCACGATATCTTTAAGGACGAGGACTATCGTGCTCACTTTAGAGAACTCAGAGCCTATCACGTTATGAACGGTATGATCCTTAGTCATATTCCTGTGCACGAAGCAAGTTTGGGAAGGTTTGGTGTTAACATCCACGGACACTTACATGCAAATCGTGTAAAAAAAGCTCGCGGAGTCGATGCTAGAACTGGTGAAGTTTTATACAGCGATGAAAACGATGTTCGTTACCATTGTGTTTGTGTAGAACAAACTCCAAACTTTGCTCCTATCCTGTTTGAAGATGTTATGCGTAACATTGAAGCAGAAGGCGGCAGTGTGGGATTCAGGAACGGCAACGGCCCTACCATGTAGTGCTATAGGTTCAATCGTATTCCAAAAATCAAACTGTAACGGTCTAGTGAACTAGAGTTTTTTCCAGTGTGCCAACTGGTGCTTAGATTGGCTGCAAAATAGCCAGAACCTGGGCCATTGGGTATGCGCAGAGGATTGTCGCCCTCAAATGATGTATAAAATGTAGTACTTTGGTCTGGATCATCAGTGGGTGTAAAGTAAATCATACCTTGCACAACGTGTAATCTATCGTCGGTATGAATTCGTATGCTATAACCTGGCTTGTCAAGAGTATAGATTCCATACATAAAGGTTTTTTCCATCATGCGTGATTGGCTAAGCCCCCAGTAGCCTGGAAATAACTTTTCTTGATACAGTTGATCAATGATTTGTGTTTTGAAATCACTGTTGTCTACCCATTCTTGAATGCTCTTGAGTCGCGGATCTACAGGATTAATAAGGCGGTACCTGGTAGCAAAGCTGTTCTGCGCATAGCCAGCTTCATCTGGTAACCATGTCTCCTGTTGCAGGGCCTGTAGAATTTGCTCATTGGTGCAGGATAATGCAACATTAAAAGTGTATATGTAATCTCTTTGTTTATCAAATGGTATTTTCATGTAAAACTATTTATAAATACTGGGCAACGCCAGGTAGTTCTGACGTCGGACAAAATGACGCTTGACATAATGATGTCTTTACTGTATTATTAATACAGAACGCCTACCGTGAGTAGAGTTCTTCTACAAGCAAAAAATAACAATACTATTATGATTAAAAAAATTGCAATACTTGGCGGAGGATTTGCTGGCTGGTACACTGCAAGATCACTGCAACATTGTTTGCCTCAGGTTGAAATTGTGATCATTGACAGCTCACAGTATCCTACCATTGGAGTTGGCGAAGTTTTGGGCTTTGATGCACCTCTTAATTTTAACCGATTGCTTGGGCTAGATGACGATCAAGAAATCATGGCCGAAACTGGCGCAATTTATAAATTTGGTGTTCGAGGTATTAATTTTTACAAAGACAACTCACAGGTGGCCTGGGGCAAATTCCCTAATCTCAAAGTCAGTAGTCTTGTGAAATTTTACAATGGATTTGATTATCCAGATTTTCAAGAGCCCTGGAATAAGTTGCCCGGAGACATTGGATTGTTTCCGGCTTGGTTGAGTATGTATAGCTCAAGCAAAACCTACGACGACATGGTCATTGAAACCAGTGAACAAAATCATTTTTTAACCAATCCAGTAGCCCCATTTGATCGCAATAACAAACTGGTACTGAGAGAAAAGCAAGGATTCGCCTATCATATTGATGCAGAAAAAACCAGTGTGTTTTTGAAAAATCTTGTGTTAAGAAACAACGGCGACCAAAGAGTGACCTATATTACCAGTACCATGATTGATATTGCATGGAAAGATTCTGATCAAATTGATCACTTGATACTGGAAAATGGTAATAGGATTTCAGCTGATCTATTCATTGATGCATCTGGTTTACAAAAAGCCATTATGTCACGCAGCAACAATAAAAGTTGGAAATATCAAGGCGACGAATACTGCAATGCGGCCTGGGTTTTTCCGTCGGCATACACCAATCCAGACCAAGAAATTATGGGTGCTAGCGAATTTCACGGCGAAGATTGGGGGTGGCGATTTTTGGTCAGACTGTATCATCGCATAGGCAATGGATACGTTTTCAATGCCAACATGGTAGACCCTGCAGTGCCACTGGCCAGATTGCAAGCTGTAGTAGGACCTACTGCACTGGCCGAGCCACGACTAATAAAATGGAATCCAGGGCAGTACACCCAACCCTGGCAGGGAAATTTGCTGCCATTGGGCATGAGTGCAGTGTTTGTAGATCCGTTTGATGCGCCTACCTTTGAAGGGCATAGTCGTGCTCTAGAAGATCTTATTGATATAGTTAAAAAACAAGAACAAATAAGCGATCCTCAAAAGCAGTTCAATCACCTGAGAAGTTTGACCAGAGAAGAACGCGATTTGAGATTGGATCTTACCTTTGGCATGAGTCAACGCAGTGGCCCTTTTTGGGATTCACGGCGCGAAATGGCTCGTAGACACAATTATCTTGACAAGATTAAAGCCATTGTGTTAGAACAACGCAAAGATTTAGAAGCCAGACTGAATTGGCATTGGCAACACCAATATGCAAGAACATGCATGGCCTCAAGTGTTGATATGAGTACATGGGATTTTCCTCAACTGACATCACAAGATCGAGCTATGGCAGATGCATTTTTTGTTTACAATCGTGCTAGAAACCAATACATTGAAACGCAACCTTGGCCCAATTACTCCCAGTGGTTGCGGCATAATCGTTTCAGTGGCTTGACTAATTCTCAAGTGTTACAAAAACTAAATCCATCATTATGTTTAAAAAATTAATTTTTACTTTACTGGTCACTGGTAATATATTTTGTCAGGCCAAAGAAAATGTCACAATCATTTACAGTTGGACTGCGGCCGACGGTCCAGCAAATTACAGTCGAACTCTCATTGAAGAAGCCAACAAACTACAAAACAAGTATAATTTTATATTTGATACCAGACCCGGAGCTGGAGGGGCCTTGGCAGCAAATTATGTTCGAACTACTCCCAACACGATATTGGCCACCGCATCTGCATTTTTTGTGCGACCAAATTTTTTCCCAAATGAAAGCTATGATGTCAAGGCTTTTAAAGAAATTTACCTGCAGTGTGTTGCACCAATGGCCATTACTTCGGTAAAGTACAAAAACTGGGCAGAAGTGCCCAAAGATAAAAGTCTCACCATTGGTGTCAGCGGGCTGGGCACCACCACTCATTTGTTTGCTACACAACTGCAAACTAGATATCCATTGTTAAATGTTATACCGTTTAAAAGCACCAGCGAATCACTGTTGTCAGTGGCCAGTGGTAATACTGATTTGCATGTGGCTTTTTTTGGCGAAATAGAAAATTGGGGCGCGGAAAATTCAAAATTTGGCAAGTTAAATGTGCTGGGTATTAGTGGTACCAGATCAATTCGAGGATTTGAAACATTGCAACAACAAGGTTTTGGCAATCGAGTAGCCAACATCAGTGTGCCATTTCATTTGATTGTTCCTGCTAATCTTCCAGAAAATAAATTCAATGACTGGCGTGGTATTTTACAACAAGCCGAACAGACTGCGGCAGTGAGAGAAACATACAACATTGATGCATGTGTGCCTGGTAATATAACTGACAAAGATTTAGATTCCTGGTACCAATTGCAAATATTGCAATGGAATCAGTTGAGTCACGGAGTAAAACTAGAATAAGTATGAGCTCATACCTATACCATAACAAAGGAATATATCAAAGCAATGGTAAATTCTTTCACAATAAGATCGATGCCATTCTAGAAGCCAATGCCAGTGGCACATGGGTAGAATGGGATTATCATCATGCTATTTTTTCTCAAAGCCAATGGGACATGAATCCTCCAGTGGATTTGGAAACATTGTACCTGGAACGAGCTCTGCAACTCAGAGAAGCTTATGATCATCTTGTGTTGTTTTACTCAGGTGGAGTAGACTCTTGGTATATCCTGAATACGTTTATCAAAAACAATATCCATCTTGATGAAATTTACATGTATGGCCCGTTTGAAGCAGAAGAAAAAATGTATGATCAGTTGGGATTTGACCGCAGTCCTGGCTATTATACCAGAGAAATCAAACAAAGTTTGCCGTTGTTGAAAAAACTTGTGGCTGACAGAAATATCAAAATAAATGTGTTTGATTGGACACGTCACATCATTGAAGCTGCAGATGATCGTGATTGGTTTTACACCGCAGGAGTCCGATTTGATCCCACGTGCATGGTCAGATCAAAGTTTCATAAAATATTCCGAGAACACAGCGAACTCAGACACAAAGGAAAAAAAGTAGGATTTGTCTATGGAATTGACAAACCTAGGCTCATGCGAGATGATCAAAATATTTACTTTGCATTCTTAGATGTGATCTTTACCACCAGTGTGTTGCCTACCAATGATATCAATGGCGAGTTTTACGAAAATGATGAATTTTTTTACTGGACGCCAAATATGCCAGCACTGAGCATTAAAATGAGTCATGTGGTTGTGGAGTTTTTGAAAAAAACCAATCAATTACATCTTATCAAACACATCAATAACATAGCAGCTTTTCACGACGAAGCCTATTACAAACAAGTAAATCAAGCTGTATTTCCAGATTGGAATCATAATACCTGGCAGGTTAAAAAGCCAACAGGAGCAATCTACAATGAACAAAGCAAATGGTTCTTAGATAGTAATCTTGAAGCCAAACTCAAATGGGAATCCAGCATTTACGAACTAGAAAGACTATGCGGAAAAAAATGGTTCAATGACAATTCCATACGGAATGGTCTAAGAGGACACCTGAGTCCTTTTTACAAAATTTCCAACTATTGAAACACAATATGAAACAAGAACGCACAGGTACCTATCCATTGACAGTGTATGACCGTACAATAGAGTCTGATCTACAACAACATGTCACAAATTTTTTACTAGACAGTGAATATTGTGTTAACTTTTATGATCACAGTCACAGTCTGTGGTATCCAAGAACAGACAACTGGGTAACCCCAAGAACTCATCCCAGTCAACCAAGATTACCATTGGCCTGGGATGATCAAAGTTTAGAACATCGAGCCCCAGTGATTTACACACTTTGGACTGCACTCAACAATGTGCTAGATAACCAATTTTGTATACAAGGTGTTCCTGAAGGCATGCCCAGATACATGACTGGAATTAGTCCGTTGAGTAGTCTGGACAGACCTGACGGAACTCCGGGATTGCCAAATTGTGCATGGCGTGTCTACGGCAGCGGCAACGAGCGCGAACTGAGAGCACATACCAAAAGCATACACAGAGATAGTCCCTTTTTGGATCGTGATGATTATTATAACTTGGTTTATTTTGCCAATTTAGAGTGGCACCCTCAATTCTACGGAGAAACTTTATTTCACGGCAATGATGCAGACTCAGGCGACTACACAGGTAGATTTGAAAAAGATCAATCTAGAAAATTTCCCATTGGTGAAGTTGAAAATACAGTAGCCATAAAACCTGGCAGATTTATGCTTTTTGATGCCAGATATATGCATCAACTAAAACCTGCGGCATATTATGCACCAAATATCATGGGCGTTGTATTTAGACTACAACGTAAAACCCACAGTTGACACAAAAATACAGTTTTGCTACAATAGATATATAAACAAATTTTTTCACCCTTAACTTTAGGAACACAGCCCATGTCAGATAGTCGTACAATAACTTCAGTTCAAGCTCGTCGCAGTTTACTGAAAGCATTCAAACATCAACGTCCACTATTCCTATGGGGTCCTCCTGGAATTGGCAAATCTGAATTGGTAGCAGACATCACCCAAGAACTTGGTGGCTACATGATTGACTTGCGACTGGGGCAAATGGAACCCACAGACATTCGTGGCATTCCGTTTTACAACAAAGACTCTGGCAAAATGGACTGGGCCGAACCTGTGGATTTGCCCTCTGAAGAATTGGCCAGTCAATATCCAGTGGTAGTTCTTTTCTTGGATGAAATGAACTCAGCGGCACCTTCGGTGCAATCTGCGGCCTATCAATTGATACTGAATCGTCGTGTGGGCAAATATGTGTTACCCGACAATGTGGTCATAGTTGCCGCAGGCAATCGTGAAAGCGACAAAGGTGTCACATATCGTATGCCAACACCATTGGCCAATCGTTTTATTCACCAAGAAATGAAAGTGGATTTTGCCAGTTGGCAAGAGTGGGCAGTGAACCACAAAATCCATAAGGATGTGGTAGGCTACATTGGCTTTGCTAAAAACGACTTGTATGACTTTGATTCAAAGTCGGCCAGCCGTGCCTTTGCTACTCCAAGATCATGGAGCTTTGTGAGTCAAATCCTGGACGACGAAAACAGTGACGATGACACCACAATGAATTTGATTGCAGGTACCGTAGGCGAAGGACTTGCGGTGAAATTCATGGCGCACCGTAAAGTGGCCAGCCGTATGCCCAAGCCCGAAGAAATCTTATCAGGCAAGGTCACTACCTTGGATGTCAAAGAAGTGTCGGCCATGTATAGTTTAGTGATCAGTATGTGCTATGAGCTCAAAGATGCGATCACAGAGAAGAAAGTTGACGACAAGAAGTTTCATGAAATGGCCGACAATTTCTTTGCCTACATGATGAACAACTTTGAAACAGAACTGGTTGTAATGGGTGCAAGAATTGCACTGACCACATACAACTTGCCATTCCAGCCTACCAAGCTCAAGAACTTTGACAAGTTCCATACACGTTACGGCAAATATATTTTGCAGGCCAGTGCCTAAACTGTTCTGGAGGGCGGTGTAAATAAAACACAGGGCTGTGTTCGCACTGCCCCCCTTTTTATATATATTTTATGAAACGATTTTTTGCTTTTGGATGTAGTTTTACTGCCTACGGCTGGCCGACTTGGGCAGATATTCTTGGAAAAGAGTTTGACTACTATGAAAATTGGGGTTGCCCTGGGGCTGGTAATTTCTATATATTCAATTCTGTAGTAGAATGTTTAATAAAAAATAATCTTGGGCCCACAGATACAGTGATTGTTATGTGGACTAATATTTATAGAAACGATACCTATCACAATAACCAATGGCAAGGCGGCGGCAATAGCTATCATTCTAGACTGCCTGACAAAGGCAAATACTACGATGATAAAGGATATTTGATTAGAGATTTATCTGTCATACAGGCTACAAAATGGGTATTGGAACGGCACAGAATTACTCCGTATTTTTTATCAATGGTACCTATAGAAAATCTAGATCAGAATTCACATACAAGCATCGAGGGACATGATATTGCATCAGTACTTGATTTATATCAAGATACTTTAAAATCAATACGTCCCAGTATATTTGAACAAGTGTTTGATTATGATTGGAATAATAGAATTTTATTACCCGTGGATATTGCCGATAAAAATCCACGAGATCGTGGTGGGCACCTTAGACGCAGAATTGATCTACATGCTGGTCCTGCAGAACATTTAGAATATCTTGATGCAGTACTTCCAGAAATCACAATTAGTGATCAAACAAGGAAATTAGTTGCGTTGGCCAATGATCAAGTAACTGCACCTTGCAATGGACAATATCCATTTGAATCAAATTACTTACCCTGGGAGCGCCAAGGATGGGAACCAACATGGGATCTTCGCAACACTAGACCAAACAGATTATGAAATACAAAATAGTTAAACTTGATGCCAGATACAATCATCGTAATCGCTTTAGCTACATGATTTCATTTACCAAAGCACCAGGACATTCGGCCATCTTAGAATTTGATCGTTGTCGTAGATGGTTCAATGATACCTATGGCTGGAGCCAAGATGTAGAAATGCAATTCCCCATGGCCAAGGCTCAAAAGTCTCATCCAGAAATTACGGATGTTGAAATCAATCAGCATTGGGCATATAACATAAAATACAACGACTACAGAATCTATGTTGTTGATAATCAGGTCCTGACCATGTTTCAATTGCGATGGGCTCAATAACACCTAACTATGACTTTACGGACTTTGTAGAATGGATAAATGGAGGGTGTTATATGGCCAAAACAATAATTAAATGGCATAGATTGCCTGGCTACAAATTAAAAGCCACTTGGGAAGTTCTGCCAAGAGGTATAGCAGTTGGACTCAAAGAATCTGACATGGATCCCATACATGACTGGTCAAAATCCAACAAGTGTGGAGTCCGGGTAAGTTTTGACATGTGGCGGTTCAAAACACCTGAAGAAATGACTATGTTTTTGTTGAAGTGGTCATGATGGATAGTCTGTCAGCATGGTATGTGGCCAGTGTTCGGGCTCCTGTTATAAACTCTGATCCGATCAATGGACACCGATATCAAGGCTGGCGACCTTGCATGGAATGGTGTGTGGAAACATTTGGAGGCGGTATAGGAGCCACTGCATGGGGGCCGGGATGGCGTTTTGTGGGCGAAGGTGTGTTTGAATTCCGGCAGGAGCAAGATAGAACAATATTCCTGTTGAGGTGGTCATGAGTGATTTTGTAATAGAGTATATCGACGAAGAAATTAAAACCACTGTGACCAAGAAAAAACTCTGGATCAACAACGAATGGGTTGACTGCAATTTATATCGTTTTCCAGCAGACCGCAAACTGTTAAAGTATCTTGAAGATAACCATGCAAAAGATTTTGGTAAATTGTGGCACAAGCATTTTGATAAAATTGCAGTAGAAGAAAAAATATACATGTGGTACTGCTTACAAAACAAATGAGCAACAATCAACACTACAACTCTTACGAAAAAAGATTAGATACTGTGCTGGGTCCTACTGCACAAGACTGGACAAGAATACGCCGGGCCAGAGCTGAGTTTGATGAAGAATACGAGTGTATTCCTGACATAGATGAGCGAGATTTTTCACTATGGCTGGCCCATAATTATGGAATACAGTTGAAGTTAGATGGTACTTTTGCAGTAGAAACTATTTTTGAAATCGTCGACGATCAAAAGTACACAGTTTTTTTATTGAAATACAGCTGATATGAAGCACATCGAAATCAAAAAAAATTTAATTATTTTTAAACGGCCCGAGGCATGGTACAAAATTCGCGAACAAATGATTCAGGACTTTGGGAAGCTCAATATTATTATCAGTTGGCGATGCAAGAGAGAATTTGGATTTACTGTCAGAGAGCATCGCGGACTTGAACCACATGGTAAAGATTTTTTGGATCTTGTTGGTGATGATTGGAAGTATAGGTATCACTATCAAGATCAAATACACTTGGACTTTTATTCTGAAGCACAGATGACCTGGTTTCAACTCAAATACTTAAACAATTAAAAAATATGAATATCTGTGTCATAGGTGGTGGTAGAAATTTTGGCAAAGATTTCTGTGATCGTGCACACCTGGACGGGCACAATGTGAGAATACTTTCCCATAAAGACTACAAGAATAATAATGCCAGACATACAAGTGCAAATTTCAATGATTATGATCAGTTGCTTGATGCATTTAATTGCCTGACAGACGATCTTGATCAAATTGATATCTTTTTGTATAATTCAACCACAACAGATAAATTGGGTAAAGCTTATTACAAATCTACATGCCGAGTGAATTATCACGCACACATTGATCAATTAAATGTGCATGTGATTGTGCCGCATTTGTTGTGTGTTGAAGCATTGAAAAAAATGAATTCCAACAGTAAAATTATTTTTATGACATCGGGCATGGGTAATTTTGATCAATACAAACACAGCGGAATGACTGATGTTGCAGCCTATGCAGGCGGCAAAGCATATCAGAATTTTCTTATGGCAGCATTTGCTGACCACAATGATAAAAATGCCATTGTTGCATCCATGTCACCTCATTTTGACTATAACAATATGGAAAACTATAAACCAGTTTTTGAAGTCTGCTATAAAAAAATACTGGCATTGACTTATCATGATAATGGTAAAATAATAACTATGAATGATATTAAAAATATTGTATAATTACTGTATTGTCTCGCTGGTGTAATGGCAGCACGTGGGTCTCCAAAACCCTTGGTCGGAGTTCGAATCTCTGGCGGGATGCCAAGAACAATGCAACGGTGGCAGAGTGGTCCAATGCAACGGATTGCAAATCCGTAAAGCCGTAGGTTCAAATCCTACCCGTTGCTCCATACAGGGCCGTTAGCTCATTTGGTTAGAGCAGAGGACTCATAATCCTTTGGTGGAGTGTTCGAATCACTCACGGCCCACCATTTTACTGTGTTGTTTTTATGCAACAGCAGTGATTTGACACAAAATTCACGATTTGCTATAATAACTACATATACATAAAGGACTGTTATGAGCGCAACAACAACAGAAAACAAAGATGCCAGTAAATTTGCCAATCTGCTTGGCCCTACTATCAGCTCAGAAGATCGTGACGCTAGAGAAAAACTGATCACTGCCAGGGTTGGATTGTTGCTCAAGGCCAGTTTCTTTGGCAATTTGGCCACTCGTCTCAAATTGGTCAATGCAGATGAATGGTGTGGCACTGCTGCCACAGACGGCAGAAACTTCTACTACAACAGCCGTTTTATCCGAATGCTCAAACCCAAAGAAGTTGAATTCTTGTTTGGTCATGAAGTGTTGCATTGTGTGTATGATCACTTTGGTCGTAGAGGCGACAGAAATCCTCAATTGTACAACATTGCCAGTGACTATTGTGTCAACGCAGACTTGAAGAAACACCGTGTGGGAGAGTTCATAACATCTGTTCCTTGCTTGTATGACGAAAAATACGAAGGCATGAGTTCTGAAGAAATCTATGATATCTTGTATGAAAACGCAGAAAAGATTGATATCGGCAGTCTTGTTGACAAAATGATTGACGACCACATGGATGGCCAAGGCGACGGCTCTGGTGATGGTGATGACGAAAGCAAAGGTCGACCCCGACTCACTGAAGAAGAACGCCAACAGATCCGTGACGAGATCAAAGAAGCAGTGTTAGCGGCCGCGTCAGCCGAAGCCAATGGTGCTGGCAATATTCCTGCAGGTGTACGCAAGATCATTGAAAATCTCACTGCACCCAAAATGAACTGGCGCGAACTGTTGCGTATGCAATTGGAGAGCACTATCAAATCTGACTATACCTGGATGCGGGCCAGTCGCAAAAGTTGGCACATGGATGCTGTCATGCCTGGCCGCAAGCCCGACGAGCTGATTGATATTGCTGTCATGATTGATATGTCAGGGTCAATTAGTTCGGAAATGTCACGAGACTTTTTGAGCGAAGTGGCAGGCATCATGGAACAGTTCAACAGCTACAAAATACACGTGGCCACATTTGATACTGAAGTGTACAATCCACAACAATATGACAGTGAAAATCTTGACTCCATTACTGACTATGATCTCCAAGGCGGTGGCGGCACAGACTTTGAATGCATGTACAACTATTTGAAAGAAGCTGATATCCAGCCCAAGCGCCTGGTGGTGTTCACAGATATGTATCCATATGGATCATGGGGTGATCCAATATATTGTGATACAGTTTTTGTAGCACACGGAACTACCAGTATTGTAGCACCATATGGCACCACAACATATTATGAAGAAGAAACTAAATCATAATCTTCATACAATTGGTCAAGTGTTTTATCTGATTTTTTGTGTTTTTTATAGTTATCTTGATCGCTGATGAGTCTTAAATTTGATATGTCAGATACTACATTTATTGGCACATCATTTAAGAATCCATCAGTGACACTATAAATGTGATCCACATGCCAATGTTTGCTTCGTTTGTTATCAGGATCAATTAGTTGTTGATGTCTATAGTATTGTGTTTCTGCATATTGATGACATCTACGGCTGTATTGATTTCTTGTTAGCCCATCAACTGTAAACTTTTTATTCTTGTAAACTTCTGCCCAGTAGTCGGATCGTTGTTCAGACAAAACTTTTTTAACGGATTCTGCTTTGCTTACATTATCTACTCCGTATTTTTCAAATGCTTTTTCGCGGCGAATACATTTGACAGATTCAAGCGAGCTAGCGTTTTCTACTCCATATCTTTCCATGGTGGTAGAACGCATTTTGGCTAAAATAGAAGAGCACCCTGCAGGTCGGTAAGCACAGACATATGTGCCTTTTTTGGTTTGATGAATTGCTTTTTGACCACATCCATAATGGCAAAAATTTTGAGAAATAAATATCATTGCTGGCACTCCTTTTCAGTGTTAGAGTAGTTGGATATTTCCAGTATCGCGAACTACACACTTATTTAGTGCCAGTTGACAAATAAATTTCAACATGTTATAATACATTTATGGAGTTAAAAATGAGAACTGTGGTAGATTGTTTAATAATTGTGGCCTTGTGGGAATTTCTGTATTTCAATCTAACTGCAATTCCCAAACAAGACTACATTCACAATAATCCTTATGTATACAGTTGGGTAAGACAATGAATGAAAATCTAAGAAAATTGATGCTGGAGGCTGGCTATGCGGCTTCAGAGTTGGCCGGGCGTGCTCAACCATTGGCCGAGTTGATCATACAAGAATGCGTTACTGCAATAGAATCCACTGATAGACACCGCAGTGATTACTTTACGGCAAAGATTCGGGAGCATTTCGGAGTTGAAGAATGAAAAATCTATTTAAGCAAACACGAGTTGTGTATGATGCACACTTGAAAGAATATAACGTACAATATAAGAATTTTCTGGTTTGGAAATTCGTGGAATGTTATAAAGTGTCTGAGCATCTTCCTGATGAACGAGCAAAAGAACTTGCTATAACCCAAGCAAAGAATATGTTAGATACTGTTGAAGTGTATCGTAGTCCCAAACCTTATTATATGTAAGGAGTAAAAAATGAACGAACGAATCAATAAACTGTTTGGACAGGCCATGGATCAATCTATACCAGAAACTTGGACTACACTGACCCATTCTCAGTTATCAATACTAAAGGACAAGTTCGCCGAGTTGCTTGTTCGGGAATGTGCTGACTTTTTGAAAGACAAACTGGACGACCATTTTGCGGCAGAACAGTTGGAAGAACATTTCGGAGTTGAAGAATGAACGAACGAATCCGACAGTTAGCAACAGAAGTTGGCATTAGTGTTGAATACTTAAACAATACCAAACAGTGGCCATTGATAGAGGCATTAGCCGAGTTGATTGTGAAGGAATGTGTTGATTGTGCTCGCGGAGCAGGTCTTGCCGACGATGTTGCAGTACGAAATACACTTGGATTCAATGATGGTATTGCAGAAGCAGTAACTCATATAAAGAAACATTTTGGAGTTGAACTATGATTATTTTAAACACATCAAATCGTCCCGCACCGCCGGTGAATACTGCATCCAATTTAAATATTGCGTATATCACAGACTTTGCACCTGGCTCTCCACCTGCCAACAATATCTTCCTGGCCTATCAAATAGCACAAGGGTCACATCCAGGTTCTGCTATTTTAATAAATACACCTTTCTATACTGCACCAGATACACCGCAGTATGCAGCCATGCCGTCAATCACAAGTGTGCTCAAACCGCCGGTTGCACCAGTGTATGATGCCAACTATGCCATGCTGGTAGGAACCAATCCACTGGGTGCCATATTGGGGTACAATGCTCCTCTTCTCAATCCTATACATTCATGAACATAGACGATTTAATTCATATCTTTCGCCCTCAGATCCAACAAGGCACTAAAAAATTACACTACATGTTGATAGAAGACCTACATGTAAAAATACAACATCATCCTGTGGATAGATTGGAAGAGTTGATTCCAGTATTAAAAAATTTCCAATTCGAAGGCTACAAGCCCGGGCATATAGCGAGGTTTGTGAAATGAAAGAATATCTAATCGAATTTGATGTGTCTTTGTGGGACTATGTGTTATACTACCGGAGTGAGAAGTATACATTAAAAACTCTTGATCGCAGGCGAGCACATGAATTGGCAGAATTAAAAATGTCATGTGTAGACAGACAGGAAACAAATCATAATGAAACAGTTTTTTGATTGGTGTAAACAATACTATGTAGAGATCACATGGTTTCTCATAGGCTGGTTGGTGCTGTCTGCCATGATCAATATTGGCAATGAAAATTATCTTGTGGCATTCACCAACATAGTGCTGGCAGGTGCCAACTACTTACTTTATAGGAACAAATTATGATCACACTCAAACAATGGATGGAACTGGTTGACTACAGAATCACCGAAGGCACTGACTATCTTCTAGCAGGTCAAAGTCTTTTTTCACTGAATTCCTGGAACAGCCGTTACAGCGATGGTGGCTACAGCATGGAGATTGTGTTTGATCAAAAGACACAAGATGTGTACTTGGTAGAAGTGTGTGATTATCAACGCAATCGTGCCTACAGATTGATCAATCCTGACCACGCAGATCTTGAATATGACAAAACTGCCTGGGACGATGTAGCATGGACGGATCTTGATGTTGAAGCAGACTGGTTGGAAAAAGCCACTGCTATCATTGCTGGTCTAGATTATGATACTCGTGTGCAAATGACCATTGACCTACCACATGATCAACTGCACAAACTCATGCTACAGGCACATCAAGCAGATATCACGCTGAATCAACATATTGTAAAAATTCTGCATGGGGTCATGGAAGATCGCCGTCTAGAAGAAATCGCTGAATCAATCGTACCCAGGGCAAACTTCCGTGATTAAAGGTATTTTTAGCAAAAACAGCAAGTGGGTAGATGTCTCAGGATCTCACTATACAAGTTCTGTTTATATAGATAACCACAAGGTTCAACAGGGCATTGCAGGGCAAGTCAGACACAACGGTAATGAATTTGAAATCAACGATGGCAACGGTTGGAAAGTTCTCTACGACAACATGGTAGAAGTGGGGCTATCACCGTTGGCACAAGAAGCTCTGGCCTGGGCAGAAAAAAAGATGGCCGTGGAACGCCAAGCAGAAGAATTGGCACGACACAATGTCACAGTCAAAGACGCTTTAGATCTTTATCAACAACAGATTACAGATGCTGAACATCAACTAAAAATGGTTGTGGCATTGGTACAAGATTACGCCCAATCAGTTTAACCAAAAAGCCCGTTTACAGGGCTTTTTCAATGACAAAAATATTTTCTAAAACGATTTAACAAGTAAATATCTACATGGAAGACACAACACAACCCGTAACAATCACAATTCAGGATCTCGATGTACTTAAAAACATTGTGGATCTTGCATCAGCTCGCGGCGCGTTTCGCGGAGCAGAACTAGCCGAAGTTGGTGCAGTTTATAATAAGCTGACTCAATTTCTTGAAGCAGTAGTAGCACAGGCCAAAGCACAAGCTGATGCAACAGAGCAACCAACCAATCCAGGAGAATAACATGGCATTTATAAAACACGTGGGTAAAATAGGAGATCGCAAAGTTTGCGTGCTGTTTAGACAGGTACCCGGCGAGGATCACATGTGCTTGATCATTCATCCTGAAACACTGCCTGCACACTGGCAAGATGCGGTACAAAAAGTCATCGAAAGTGATATTGGTCAGCAGGCCGAAGAACTAGCAGATGCCTTGCATCGTAGTCTGTTGCCAGATGGTCGTCCTATCTTGGAAACATTCCACAACGAGCGCATGATCAAAAAAGTGCGTACCGCAGATGTGATCATGACTCCCAATACCAATTCCAGCATTAGACTGGATGAACTCAACAAAATGTTGAATGAAATGAAACAGGGTACAGATGCCATCAAACGCATGGCGCAGAATGATGCCAGCCGCGGACTTGTTGAGCCCGGAGTCAAACGTGCCGCTGAAGCTGAATACAAGCGAGGTCGTGCCGAAAAAGCAGATCCCAACTATGTTGCGCCACCCATGCTCAAAGCAGGCCAAGATGGGGCACTCACAGATCGCGACATTGCAGCCAACATGTTGGCACAGGCCAAGGCCATGGAACTCAACGCCAAACAAATGGTTGCCGAAGCAGCTCGCATGAAGAAAGATGCTGAGCGCATGGATCCCACTGTGAATGCAAAAAATGCCAAAACAGCCAAAATAGAAACTGCACCAGTGGTAGCAGAAACTGCACCAGCACCCAAAGCTCGACGTTCTAAGGCCAAAGTTGCAGATGCCACAGTTCAGTGATGAATTTTTAGACCAATGGGAACAGATCATTGCAGGCGTAAGCAAAACTGAAGTTCCCCTGGAATGCATCAAGAAAGTTATTCTTAGGTTCCCTGGTCGACAACAACAAACTATCAATCTACATACTTTGAGAAAACAAGGTCTTGATTACGAAGATATTGAAGCTTTGTTAACCAGAACTTTTACTGAGCTCGACGATAAAATACGAGATGTAGATTTTGTCGTAGATATCACTGCAGTAGCAGAGATGGTTCAACCCGAAACAGATAAATTATTAGGAAAACTTAAAAATTGAATGTACAACTTATATCATATTCGCAGCCCACTGGAGAATTTGCTGAATTGGGCATCCAAGATGCCCAGCATCTTGTGGCATTTTGTGCCCGGGTCTCAAATCCCTCCAATCAACTAACTACCGAAACCAGTGAAAAACTCATCAAGCACCTCATCCGCAACTCGCACTGGAGCCCATTGGAAATGGTTTCAGCATGCTTGGAAATTACGACAACACGAGATATTGCACGGCAAATCCTACGCCACAGATCGTTCAGTTTCCAGGAGTTTAGCCAACGCTACGCTGATCCAACAGAGGATCTTGGCTTTGTTACCAGATCTGCCAGATTGCAAGACACAAAAAATAGACAAAACAGTATAGAGGTTGATGATCCCGAACTAGAATCTTGGTGGCAAGACCAACAAAAAATGTTGATTGAACAAGTACAAACCATTTATGATGCGGCCTTGGATAGAGGCATTGCTAAAGAACAGGCTCGGGCTGTGTTGCCTGAAGGGTTGATTGAAAGTAGACTGTACATGAATGGCACTTTGCGATCATGGATTCATTTTATAGAGTTACGCAGTGCCAATGGAACTCAGCTAGAGCATCAAGCAGTGGCACTGGCCTGTGCTCGGGTGATAGCAAAAATATTTCCCATGGCCACTGACTTGGTTGCTTGATTTTGTCAACTGTACTAATAGCATATGGCAACAACTTTTCAACATCACAAGGATAACTGGTCTGAGTTATTCCAGGCACCGTATACAAAAATTATCAACGGTAAAGCTGTAAAATTTTCTGATGTTGTAGTGCATTCTTTTCCAATGGGAGACGTAGAAGACCCAGACTTATATGCTGGGCAACCTTTGTTTGAATGGCAAGAGTCTGAATCGGGTAAATGGGTCATGGCACATGCTGCAGATAAACCTTATTGGGTCCGACGAGCAGACTCATATAACTATGGATTTAGATTTTACATATTTGCAAGATTAAGCAAAGCTGATCAAGTATATTGGCAATTAAAATGGGGAAATAAAAATGACAGTTGAACAGATATATTATGCAACACTTTTCAGTGCAGTATCAATTAGTGCGCTATATACTTTTATTTCCTGGAGTCATATCCAAAAATGTTATGCCATGTTGTTTAAAAAAGACTATTGGACTGACTATAACACAATTGAATTTGTATCGTGGACGGCCAAAGCAATTATTATTATTCCAGGGTTAATATTTGGAATCAATATTTGGCAATTTTATTATGTAACTTTAATCACATCGGCAACACTGATCTGGGCCAGTCGTAAAAAGTCCTTACCTACCTTGGTAGCATTTAATACCATGTGGTTTTGGTTGAGTGCCATGGTACTGGCACAACATTTAATTTAAGGAAACAGATGAATATTTTAGTAACAGGCGGTTGTGGTTTGATTGGACACAACGTAGTACATCTATTAGAGCAACTAGGACACGAAGTCTCTGTCATAGACAATCGAACCACATATGGATTGGTACCCGAGACTGAGATAAATTATCTCATGCATGAACGGTTAAAAAAGATCAAATCTCGATTGATCTACAGAGAAAATATCGAAACTGCGGTAACTACAGATTATATTATAGACAAACACAAGCCTGATATTGTGGTACATATGGCCAGCTTTCCTAGACAAAAAGTTGTAAATGTAAATCCTGCCTGGGGCAGCAGAGTCATGATGGAAGGCCTCATCAATGTGCTTGAAAGTTCTCGCAAACACGGTGTTAAAAAAGTCGTGTACATTTCTAGTTCAATGGTGTATGGTGACTTTTCTGATGATGTCTCAGAAGACGCAGTATGTAATCCAATTGGGCAGTACGGAATCATGAAACTTGCAGGAGAGCAACTTGTTAAAGATTACACTCGTCGTGGTTGTTTTGACCATGTTATTATACGCCCTAGTGCCGTGTATGGACCCCTTGATGTGGAAGACAGAGTGGTTGCCAAATTTATGCTCAGAGCTATGCGCGGAGAAACTCTTTGTGTAAACGGAGCCACAGAGACTTTGGATTTTACCTATGTTGACGATGCGGCAGCTGGTATTGTTGCTGCGGCCTTGAGTGCAAATACCACAAACAAAACGTACAACATAACCAAAAGTCATAGTGTGAGCCTGGGTCAAGCTGCAAAAATGATAATAGATATTGTGGGATCGGGTAATATTGAAATCAGAGACAAAGATCCCGACTTCCCCAGTCGTGGAGCATTGAATATTGATGCGGCTCGTAGAGATTTTGGATTTGATCCTTTAGTAGATGTTCGTGAAGGATTTGAAAATTACTACTCATGGTTAAAAAATTCTGTGTACTGGAACATACAACAATGAAAATAGTAGTGATTAGTGCTCATCCAGATGATTTAGAAATTGGATGTGTTGGCACTTTGAAAAAATTTCAAGATCAAGGAGCTACCATCATCTCTGTTGTTACAGTGCGTCCGTCTGCAGAAGTTAATTCTCAAAGATCCCGGTCCGTTGTCGAAGATGAATTACATGCCAGTTACACTATGACTGGCTTTGATCTTAGAATTTTTGATACTGACTTGCACGACAACGGACGTCCCAATTTACAAGTAGATAATGTCACAATGACCAAACTTTCATACTTGATTGACAGCTGTGATTTAGCAATTATTCCCAACAGTGAAGATTATCATCAAGATCACAGAGCTACAAATCATTTGGCATGGCCATTGTTACAGAAAAAAGCCAAAGAAGTGTGGACTATGAATTCATGGCCCTATTGCTATCAATACAGATCTAACCCCAACATTTATCATGGCATCGACTGGCATGCAAAACAACAAGTATTGTCATGCTATAAAAGTTATATCAGTCAAGATAATCTTGATCAAATTCAAGCAATCAATTGTGTGAACGGCAACAAGGCTGGAGTACCCCATGCTGAGTCATTCAATCTATTGTACAAGTATGTTAGATAACATCAGTTTATTTCAAAACAATAGAAACTGGGATCAAATTCGTAACGAAGTCATTGACCTGGTTGATACCTATCATGCACTGGGTATTGCTCAAAATGGCAGCCCAATGTTGGAACTTGAATCTGTACTGGCCGGTAGATTTAATCGAAAACACTGTGTGACCACTGCATCATGCACAGATGCACTGGTTATTGCTTTGAATGCTTTGAACTTGCCAAAAAATTCCTGTGTTGCAGTTAGCAATTACACTTTTACCGCCACTGCGCATGCCATTGCACGAGCAGGTTATCAAGTTATCCCAGTGGATGTTGACAACAACTACTGTATCAATTGTGAGTTGATTCCAGATGTATCAGCAGTGGTAGTGGTAGATTTGTTTGGTAATATGAGTCAGTGGAGCACTCTTGAAAAATTCAAAGTTCCAATTATCAACGATGCAGCCCAAAGTATAGAAAGTCACAATGGGGTCAAATGGTCTGCGGAATATGGTCTGATCAGTTGTTTGAGTTTTAGTCCATCAAAAACCATAAGTTCATGGGGTAGCGGTGGTGCATTGGTCACAGACAATGATGACATAGCCAATATTGCACGGAAACTAAGATTGCACGGCAAAATCAAAAATTCAGATATTGCAGTTGATGCTGGGCTCAACAGCATGATGTCCAGTTTTGAAATCGCGTCAGTTCTAGTGGGTTTGCGATATTCCAGTAACTGGCAACAACGTAGGAAATCCATAGCTGATTACCTTATAAGCAATAGTACCCATGTTTCTGGCATGGACACCCAGCTTGAACAGCACACCTATCACAAATTGGTATTTCAGTCTTGGGATCGTAATAGCATAATTAAAAAAGCAAGAGACAATCAAATTGAGCTGGCAATACATTACAATATCACAGTCAACGACGAAACACTGTATCAAACTGCTGGCAGTTATCCTGCAAGCAATGATTTGAAGCAAATAAGTTTTACTGTGCCTAATCAACACACATTGACTGATGTAGAAGTAGAAAGAATAGCAAAGGTTTTAAAATGAATATTTTGATACTTGGTGGGCACGGATTTATTGGTCATCATACAACCAAACTTTTGACCAATCTAGGGCATAGTGTCAGTGTGGTGGACTTGCATCATCGCTACGGGGACTTTGAACTTTGGGAGTATAATCCTGTGCTTGCGCAACGAATCGAGTACATGGGTGATCACAAATTTTATCCTGGCAATGTGTCCAATAGAGAATTCATGGAATCTGTGTTTGATTCTGAATCTTTTGACGTGGTAATTGATTTGGCCACATATCCCAATGCCAAAATGGTCAAACGTAACATAGTTGATGCTACGGAAAATATGATTACAGCCACTGCCATTGCACTGGAACTATGTGTCAAGTACAATGTCAGGCGGTTTGTATTGGCCAGTAGTTCTATGGTTTATGGAGAATTTGGAGCTGACCCGCCGGATGAAAAGTCACAATGTAATCCTTTGACGTTGTATGGCAGTTATAAATTACAATGCGAACAAATGTGTAAGATATGGCACAAAGAACACGGCATTGAATACAGTATATTGAGACCAAGTGCACTGTATGGCATCAGAGACATGGTAGTACGTGTGATTAGCAAGATGACTGTGAATGCTATTAAACTTGGAATCATGGAGGTCAATGGTCCCAACAACAAACTAGATTTTTCCTGGGTAGATGATGTGGCCAGTGCTTTTGCTACTGCAGCCACTGATCCAGCCTGTGCCAATCAGATTTTTAATTGTACCCGGGGAAATGGAAGAAAAATTATTGAAGCTGCTGAACTGATACAGGCCAGAATACCCAGTAAAATTTTACTAAAACCGCATGATGAATTTTATCCCAATAGAGATACTTTGAACAGCAGTCGTCTAAGAGAAATCACATCCTGGAATCCTACCATGAATATTGACACTGGCATCAATTTGTATTTAGATTGGTTTTTAAAACAAGACTATATTACCAAATTTTAGTATTGTACTTGTTGTAATAGTAATTCTCAAGCCATTCCCAATCAAAGCTGAGTTTTAATGCAGAGTAGTCACCGTTGACCTGTTCATAGTATTCTACTGCATCGCCTGCGCCTTGCAGACAATATTCGGCATTTTGCCCTTGTGCTCGACTACACCAAACTTTTAGTCTGTACTGTATTTCAGTGCCTGCACCTTGATCAACTTCTTGTTTGAGCTTTAGCACTTCTCTAAATGCACTTCGCCATGTGATCCAGGGATCTGTGTTAAATCTTGAAATACTGGCACAGATAGGCACAACTTCGTGAGCTGCACTCAAAGTAAAATCCAGGCCTGGTACAGTGTCTAACACCAACTGTTTGTTGTACAAATTTATATTCATGGCACCATATTCTAAACCATTCAAAGGGTTACGACTGTGGAAAATATAGTGCTTGGGTTGTTGCAAGCGATCTGGTGCAAAATCAAATTTAAATTCTGGCAAAACTTCAGTCTTGGCAAACACAGCAAAAAACCAAGGAGTTGAGCTCAATGCCGCAGCAGTTTTATACGCAAGTTCTCTGCCAGTTACTCCGTCACTGCGCAGAGCATGTGGGCATATAGACAACAAATTTTTCCAATTTTCTTCAGCCATTGGTTCACCATTGCTGATAAACACAATGTCAGATGGTGTTGCCTTGCAAATACGCTGACTTCGATCTATATATGGATAATCATAGACCTGTGTTTTGACATAGGGTATTGCAGCTCTGGGCACTATCACAGTTTCTGCTCCTGAATCCAATGGCACAACAGTTTTGGTTTGTTCTCTCCATAATGGCACAGTGGGCACAAAATTGTCATAATCATTGACTGTGAACAAGGCCAGTGGACCTGTCCAGGATCTTGTTTTGATTTGTTCCACATGTGTATCACTGTTGTGTGAAATTATTGGCATGGGTCTTCTAGGCACAGAAATGCCTACAAAATTCAAGTCATACCATTCTAACAATTTACAATTTTCAGATCTAGACAAAAATGTTGGTGAGTGCATGAAAAATGTGTCACCAAACTTTTCTCCGTCAGATGCAAACACATGCAACATACCTGCTTGCCATTGTTCTGGATGCCAGGTAAAGTCAAAATTGCTGTAGTCACACACGCTGGAACATATCCAAACAAATTCGTGGCCATCTCTATTGGCACCGCGGGCAATGCGTTTCAATGTGTCCAAGTAGTTGTCAAAATATCTTACAATAGAAACGTTCTGATTGACTTGGTCAATTGTAATCTGTGCATTGTTGTCTAGATGATCTATCACATAGGTCCATGCTGCTACTCTAGAAGTTTTGATACGTACCTGATCAATGTATTTGATTTCGGTGGCACCAGGCATGGAGTACACTGGTCCTCCTGTTTTTTGATGTTGTGTGGCAAATTGGTAGATATAGGGTGGCGATCCTGGATCTGGTACCCAACTGAAATCTACTTCGCCCACATCCACTGTGTCAGGCACTGACCATTGACTGTAATCAGGCAATAGTTCGGCTCTGGGCCAGGTCATGAACTTTCTTTCCATTGCACCAGGCACACAATACTCGACCGTGGGCATAATTTCAGCACGATGCCATTGGTTACCAAACACATAGATATAAGGCGGATCTCCTGGATCCGGTACCCAACTGAAATCCCAATGGCACTCAGTCAATACCTGCCATTGACAATGATACTTTTGTGGCAATTTAGCCAATGGTGACTGCATAAATTTGTACTCATTGGCACCAGGCACATGGTACTCGACCGTGGGCATCTTGGTAGCTGGGTACCATTGATTGCCAAACACATAGATATATGGTGGATCCCAAGGGTGTGGATGCCAGGTGTAATCAAACTCTATATTGGGCACCAGTTCCACATAGTGCGGATCATTGATCAGTCTGCGAGTGGGTATGATGTGTTGATGAAATCGATATTGTACTTCTGTAACATGCGTGGGCACAAGATATGTGCCTGAATACTGATGATGTTGACTGGACCAAGTATGCGTAAAGTCTTTTTCCCAAGACACAGGTTCCCAAAGAAAATCAAAGTCAGTATAGTCCGCTAAGTAGTTGATCCACCAAAAATATCTGGTACGACTTAGTGTTCTTGCATGATCAATATCGGATGCCAGTTGCTCGTGAGGAAATACGTTGGGTTTTGTTCCAGAATAAAATACGTCAAACATAATGATTAGAATAGATGAAATTTACAACAATACATTTTGGCCTTGGCTGAGAAAAAACAAAGTTGGAGCCAGATTATTTTTTTGTGATCCGCCCGGCAAGGCCGATGTAGACAGTCTATTTAATCTTGGTTCTGACAACATGGTAGAAACTGACTATGTTTTTTTGCATGATCAAGAACCTGTGCATTTGGATTTGCATAAACCCTTGTTTGATGCAGTGATAAGTCGTAACCAGGACATACACTGTAAACCGCAAGGACACATAATTGTCAGTGAACAAGGCGAATATGTTGACCAATTATTGGCCATGTACGGTTGGCAGAGTCATTATTATTTTTACCATGGGTGGGCATGTAAAGATTGGTTTCGTGGGTATGACAAAACTTTTCTGATTGATCGGGCTCGAAATCGACAACCCACAAAAACTTTTATTAGTCCCAATCGTATTATTGCAGGCAAACGCGATCATCGAGTGTTGTTTCTTTACCATGTGTTTAAAAATCAACTTGAACATAATTGGATATCTGCTCCACGCACATGTGTTTATGAAAATGTAGATATATCTGTCATAGCTAGCAAGTATAATAGCATATACACAGACATAGAGCAAGTGTTATTGTCGGCACAATTGCCCAGGCTGTTCCCTGGAGAACATGTTCAACATATGACCAGTTGTTGGTTGACCAATTTTGACGAAGCAGCAGACAGTCTTGTGTATGTGCCAACCGAAACAGTATATTTTGGACGTAGGCTACACATAACAGAAAAAACTTTCAAAGCCATAGCCTTAGAAATGCCATTTGTGCTGGTTGCTCCTGCTCATAGTTTGCGTTACATGAGAAGTTATGGATTTCAAACGTTCAAAGGCATATTCGACGAAAGCTACGACGACGAAACCGACGATATCATTCGCATTGAAAAAGTTACAAAATTATTGACTGATCTAGATAATATGACAGTCAAAGAACGACAAGAGATACATCGTGCTTGTTTGCCTGTAGTGGAACACAATTTTGAACACTTTTATGGTTCAGGGTTTGACCAGATACTATGGGCAGAGCTGAAGGATATGTTGCATGAGCTTGCCATTTAATTTTGTCACTGACAACATTGTAAAAAACAAAATATATCCAGCCTTGGCCCAGTGGCAGGCACAACCATACACAAAAGAATGGCGAGATTTTGTACGCCATTGGCCAAACACAGTGCCCATAGAACTACTGGAACACTGTAGAGCTCACAATTACCCACACAACATATCCACTACCGGGCTGGGATTTTATGCCATTGGCCTGGGATTTTTTAATTTTGATGTTGATTATTTTGACCTAATACCGCACTGGGTTTTAGAAAACAACAACAAAATACTATTTTACTATCACGAAGGTGACAATCCTTATAGAATAAAACAACGTCTGGACGAACTTTGTTATATTCATCAGTTGCCAGTGGATTGCTATCGTTTTGTCAGTGGCAATACCGCAGCCGATAATATTCCAGGATTTGTTTACTTTGCAGATCATGAGTTGTTGTACTGGAATCGAAATCGCACAGTGCCTGCTTGTGCTCTGAATTTTGCTCCAAGATCAAAAGAATTCACAGTATTGTCTCGTACACACAAATGGTGGCGAGCCACTGTGATGACTGATATGATTCGTAATCAAATATTGACCAACAGTTTTTGGAGTTATAATACAGATATCTCTTTAGATGAGTTGCCCAACGACAACCCCATTGAAATTGATACGCTTGATATCAGCACAGATATAACTGATTTTTTAGCAGGAGCACCTTACACATGTGATACTCAAACTCAAGAACAGCACAATGATCACAGTCAAACTGAACTTGCACACTACTGTGATTCTTATTGTAGTGTTGTTTTAGAAACTCATTACGATGCTGATCAAAGCGGGGGTGCTTTTTTGACCGAAAAAACATTCAAACCTATCAAGCACGGTCAACCATTTGTGATTGTGGGCGCACCAGGAAGTTTAGAAACTTTGAGAAAATTAGGCTACAAAACTTTTGATCAAGTGATAGACTCAAGCTATGATAACATACAGAACAACACTCACCGTTGGCAAAAGACACTCCAGGTTATCAAACAATTGCAACAACAAGATATGCATAAAATTTTATTGGCCTGCCAGGCAGATCTTAAACACAACCAAGAATTATTTTTGTCATCAAAATACACAAGATTAAATAGCTTACTTGAAAGATTACATGATTAACAGTTATACCAGTTGGCAGCCTTTGCAAGAAGTCATAGTAGGTCGGGCTTACTCACCTGACTATTTTGATTTTATCGAAAATGCTCAAGTTCGAAATCAACTACAACAAATATTGTCAGAGACCGAAGAAGATTTAGATAATCTTCAACGTACCATTGAGACCTATGGCGCTCGAGTACGCAGGCCCAGGCTGATGGACAAGGACCACTTTCAAAGTCAACAGATACTCGGGCAAGGAGCACCTTTGCCCCCGTTGACTCCAAGAGACTGGCAAATTACCTTGGGACAAAAACTGCTTAGAGTGTTGCCAATGAATGAATTGGATGAAATATGTCAGGAATACTCGGACCAGGTAATCAACCCTCACGGCGAGAACTGGGATCCTGACTGTGTATTAAATGGTGCCAGTGCTAGTTGCATTGTGCGTGTGGGGCGTGATGTGTTTTTTGACAACAGTGATTTTCTTAGACCAGATCAAACACAATGGATTGTTAAAAATTGTCTGGGTCCAGAATATAGAATCCATGAAGCCATAACCGACGGACACGGTGATGCAGTGTTTGCTATCTTGAAACCTGGAGTTATATTATCTAGCAAGCATGATATGCATCTGTATCTGGCAGACGATTTTCCAGGATGGGAAGTATTGAAGATATGGGATTCCAGCATATGGGCTGCCATGGAAATTGGCAAATTCAAATACGAGACCAGTCCTGGTGCTTGGTATGTGCAAGGTCAGACCCCCACACCAGAATTCACACAGTTTGTAGATACTTACTTGAACAAATGGACAGGATTTGTAGCCGAAACAGTGTTTGACGTCAACTGTCTTGTGTTAGATGAAGAAAATGTTATTTTTAGTGCCTACAATAAAAATGTTTTTGATTTCTGTAAAAAACATAGAATTAATCCTATTATTTCAGAACTACGACACAGTTATTTTTGGGATGGCGGAATCAGCTGTTGCACACAAGATTTGTGTAGACTTGGATCGCTAGAAACTTATTTGTGATGTATGCCATATCTGATATCAAAAAATTACATTTGGAAATTTCCAGTCTGTGCAATGCATCCTGTCCTTCATGTCCTAGAAATTTCCACGGATACCCATACAATCACGGCTATACTGAACGCAATCTAACGTTGGCTGACGTCAAACAAATTTTTTGTGTGGAATTTGTTCAACAACTGTCAGAGATACTGATCAATGGCAACTACGGCGATCTTGTAATGAATCCTGAAAGTTTGGATATCATTGAGTATTTCAGACAACACAACAGTCATGCACATATTCCTATTTCAACCAATGGATCTGCCAGGAACAAACAATTTTGGCAACACTTGGCCAAACTAGACACCAAAGTTTATTTTTGCCTGGACGGTCTTGAAGACACACATAGTTTATACAGAGTCAATACCAATTTTGCCACAGTGATAAAAAATGCCAAGACTTACATTGATGCAGGCGGACATGCAGTATGGAAAATGATTCCGTTTGATCACAATAGGCACCAAATACAACAGGCTCAACAACTCAGCAGAGATTTAGGATTCAAAGATTTTATTGTAACAGATTATGGTCGCAACAACACTCCAGTTTTTGATAAAAATGGCGATTTAACTCATGTGATTGGAGAACCAAATCAAACCAATTTTGCTGTGATGTTTTCGGCCTACAAAAGAAAGTTTGACAACTGTTCTAACCTGTTTGATTCTACTCCAATCAAAGATCCTATAACCTGCGAAGCTCAAACAGACAAATCCATCTATGTATCCAGCACAGGAGAAGTATTTCCCTGTTGTTACATCGGCGATACCATTGACATTGCCAAGAATTGGCAAATGAAAAAGCTTAAAAAAGAAAACAATGCATTGCACCACAGTTTGGAACAGTGTATCCAATGGTTCGCTGTTATTGAATCTTCTTGGTCTCAGCCCACATGGGCTCAAGGGCGCATGGTGGTTTGCAACAATGCTTGCGGCAGTAAAAATTTATAGATCTATTTGAATACACTGTTGTTTGTTAGAGTGTGACAACAAGCTGTTGTGAACAGTGTGGGCTAGCCGCAGATTAAATTCTGGCGAAAGATGATTGTGATACTGATGCATTAACTTTTTAATATCTTCTCTATCGCCCCATGTGTTGGGTTGCCCGCCTGCAGATGTAACTGCAATATGCAACAATGGTGTATCAAATTTAATGCCTTCCAGTATGGAAAAATACTGCTGCGTATTTGGAAAACACTGCAAATGCACAACTTTTTTTCCTTGCATCAATTGGTTCAGCTCATAAAACCATTGTTGCATACACCAAGTTGTTACGTCGTCGGTTTGTATATAAGTATGCCATATTTTTTTGGCCAGATCCCCATCGCTGGAGGGAATACTAAAAATAGGATTGCTGCTTAGTAATCTGTTTGGATCAGTATGGCAAAAAACAAAATATTCAGTTTCTTCAAACTTGTGAGATTTCATATAATCCAGTAGATGTTTACGTACTGGCCACCATCCTTGTCCAGCAAATCCATACCCTTCCAATTGTAAACTACAAAGCTCTGCTAGTTTTGCGGGCCAGTGTTTTTCAATGTTTTCTCTGTGAAAACAATAACTATCGCCTGCTATGTAAATGTAACTCACGAACACACCTTAACATTGTACAACTGTTCAAATTGATCTGCATCTCTACGGTCATTGATCATGGGCTCACCTCGTATGTTAAGACTAGTATTCAACAACATAGGACACCCAGTGATCACAAACCATTTTTCCAATAGTTCTCTTATGCCGGATCTGTCAGGCGGCACAGTCTGAATCCTACTAGTTCCATCCACATGAACAATAGCAGGAAATAAATCAGGGCGCCGACAACGGCCTACAATTTGCATATACCTACTGTCACTCCAGCCGCTGGGCATATCAAAGTACTGATCAACAAGTTCTTCCAATATAACAGGAGCAAACGGTCTAAATTTTTGTCTACGTTTGATTTCATTCACAAGGTCCTTTATTTTGTCTCCTCTTGGGTCTGCCAGCAAACTTCTATTTCCTAGTGCTCGCGGCCCAAACTCTGCTCGACCACTAGCCACCCCAACAATATGATCACTAAGAAGCCGATCAAGTATATCATTAGTTGGATAGCAGCCATCGATATTATGCCCAAGAGAAGCACTGTGCCAATTAATAGGTCCGCCATATACCAGTGCTGCGGCGCCAAGGCTAGACCCAGCATCACCAGGATTAGGCATAATCCAAATGTTTTCAAAATATTTCCCCAAGTTTCTATTAGCCAGGCAGTTGAGTGCAACACCGCCCATGTAAACCAAGTTAGAGCTCCAACAAAAATCTCTAGCTCTCTTCATTACATTATATATCAAGTTTTCAGCTAGGTCTTGACTCATTGCAGCAATATCTTCGTTCTCTGCATGTGACATAAAATCAGCGTCAACGCCAATGTGCAAGTTTTGTTTGAATGTTACAGCATGTTCGTCTTCCACCAGACGTCTTTTCAGCAAGTCTCCAAGGCCTTGCCCACCGTAGGCACTCATGCCCATCATGATGTATTCTTCTTCGCCGGCTTTGAGTCCCACACGATCAGTCATTGCTGAGTAAAACAGTCCTATGCTGTGCGGATAGCGTTGCCCCCAAAGTTTGGTATACTGTGCTCGACCGTTGACATATTCTGCGCCCCAAATTGTTATGGTATCTAGTTCACCAATGGCATCTATAACAACAACTGTGGCCTTTGTGTAGGGGCTGGTTTGGAATCCGGCGGCAGCGTGCGATAAATGATGGGACATGAATCTCCGAGGGCATCGTAGTAGTCGTTCCTGATGAACAGATACAGATAAATGTTTACGCAAATACTGATCAAGAGTGAAATTTTTAAAATCAAAGGCTTCATGATATTGTCCTGACTGTAGTTGTTGTAATTTTTTGATCCAAGGACGCTCGTAGTAGGCCACAAGATCTGGATTGCCATAACTTAATGCGTCTGATACTAGTGCATCATTTATATGGGCATCATTCTTGATCTTGCTGTAACGTTCTGCATGTCCAGCAAATAAAATGTCACCGTTGTCAATCAATGACACTGCAGCATCATGAAATCCAGCACTTATACCTAGTATCTTCATTTATAGATAAAAGGATCTCGTTTGCGCAGTTCTTTTAATTTTTTTCTATAACGTATTTCCAACTGTATACGTGCTATTAGTTTCTTAATCCAATTCATTGTTTTTTTCCTTTTGCCTAGCAGCCAGTTCAGGGTCATAGTAAGGAACCATACAAAATGTAATAGTACCTTTGTCCACCGTGGTCCCCCGTCGAAATGCCATGACTGTTTCTATATTATAGTAATTATACCTAGCGTCAATGGGTTGATCCCATTTGAGACCAGATCCCACTGCAGTACCATTGTTTATCTGATAGTTAGGTTCCACAGAACCAGCAAATTCATGCCAGTCAGAATTCCAATCCAAAAGATAAGGCAGTATTATTGCACGCCATCCTGGCGCCATGCGAGCACGCCATGGCCAAAATAACAAACGAAATTGATATTCGTAAGGACTTGAATCTAGCAGTCCATGCGAATCTGGTTGCATGGTCCACGGTCCCTGAGATCGATTGGCCCACTTTGTACCGTGTAACATTTCAGGGTGCAAGAATCCACGATTAAAGTAGGTATCGTAGCCATCCAGATTTTCTGGTAACGGCATAGTATAGCCTATGTTGAGCAGGCCACGAAAGCCCAAGCAGTGTCGTATGGTATGCTGCAATCCAAAACCTTCTGGCAAATAATCTTTGATATTGCCTTTGAGATTTTTATACCAGCCAGGCAAGAAATTTTTCACTGGTTGTGGCGCAGCACAATCAAGATACTGTATGTCAGGGTCTGACGAGTATTCCCATGCAAGATAATCAGTGACTTGAACTGTAGTCATATCCAGGAGTTAGTAAATTGATCTGTTGTTGATAGTAATCAGCATCTGTCCAGGCATAATCATATGTTGCACAGACATTGCCAGCTTCTATTTTGTATATGTCCAGATACCCACTGAGTATGGGCCACACTTGGCGAAAATCAGTGGTGCCAAAACTGGATTGTAGTTGCACTTGACCCACTGGGTGATAACCATAGTTGTATTCTGGATTTTGTGCATCAAATCTATTACGATGCAACCAGTCTCTGAATCCTGACAGCCGTTTGGTGTGCCAAGGGTGAGGACCATGATATACCACATCCTGAGCCCACTCAATATCAAATTCACCTGTGTAGTATTTCAAATGTGTAATTGTATCACATACTGCTTGATCAATATCCAGCCCTTTTTCATCCTGATAGACTTCAAACAGAGTTTTTCCAATCTGTGCCCAGTGTAAGTAAACTTCTCCAAATTTTCTATCATATCTGGTTTCGTCAAATGTTGTCTTGTATTCCTGAGGAAACTCTAATCTTGGTGCATTCAAAAATGTAGTGATTTGACTGGGACGTACCCAGTCCGGATCGTCGGCTTGTTTTCGCTGACTCAACATGAGACTTTCGGCTTCATGGCATAGATTATTCAACTGCCTTATAGCAAATTTGGTGTTGTAATCTGCACGTTTATACCATTCACTCAATCCCCATACTGTGCCTTGAAGATGTTCAAAATGATTATGCAAATGATTCATTAAATCTTGATTGGGCTCAAGTCCGTGGCGCAATGCGTTTGGACTGAATATTTCATTTATGACATATTCGTTGACAAAAAACTCATTGATGGTTTTTTTGGCCCAGTTTAACTCTTTGCAAATATAGTTGAGATTTCTTAGGCTATTTGGAAAACCCAAAAAACAAAAGTTTTTTTCCAAGTATAGATTTCGTTTTAACAAATCTTGCAAGGCATGGTACCAATTGTGTGCCATGGGTGCATCATTGACAGCTATTTCATAGTCAATGGTGTCTTGTTTGTTCAACGGATTGCGTAAAATTACCTTAACTGATTGAATCATACCACTCCAATATCTCGGGTCTTGATCTTAATATGTCTCTTAGAGTATACCGATCTTGCCTTATTCTTTCTAATTCTATCACTCTAAATTTGCCTTTGAGCAGTGCAGATTGATATTGGTCTGGCCACTGCTCTTCAAACGTGGGTCGTGTTTTTAATTGCTCAAGTACATCTTTGATTGATCCACTGGTGACCAGTGCCAGTTGGTCCAACCAAGGATCCAACAATGTTCTTGGCAGTGCCAATGGACTCATAATAATGTCAGGACTAAAACTGAATATTACTTTGGCCAGTATATCCACATCTAACTCTAAGGCCAATGCCTGCATGTTTTCTACTTCAAACATGCCAGGTAATGTGAGTGTAAAGTCCAAGCGCATGTTGCGTCTGTTGCGGCTGAACTTTAGACCAGTTCGAAAATTCTGCAAAAACTGTTGGTAATCAAGCCCGGTGCGTATGTACTCACCAATGGCACCAGTGCCGTCAATACTGGCACAGATTTGCCAGTCTCTCACATGAGACAAAATATCTCTGAACAGGTGTGTTTGTCGATATTCAATCCGGCTTAGATTGGTGTTGTACCGAGCATAAACTTTGGCGCCATCTCCAAGATCAACTATGCGTTTCATGTAGCGCCAATGTTGCTCAAACATTAGTGGCTCACCACCAACCCAATATATTTCTTCCACACGGTGCTGCTCCACTGCTTCACTGAATTCTTGTTCAATTTGACTGTCTTGAAACTGACTAATGCTAGACCGTACTTCGGGTTTCATCCAGTTATTTTTTGGATTATCCCAATGAATCATGTTGTGTTGGCGTTGTTCGCTTTCCCATGCACTGCTCAGCATATCACCACAGGTACGACATTTGAAATTACACAGATTACTGAATCTATAGTCCCAGCTCACAGGCTGCATGGTAGTGTAGCCAGTTTTGTCAGTGGTATTGATCAACTCTGGATATTTGTGTGCAAAAAGTTGATTGAAATAACTACGATATACGTCTGTATTCAACAATTTATTATTACACACCTGACATTCAGACAGAGTTTCGCCGGCCATCATTCGCCTGCGTACCGAACGCATGTGATCACTGTTCCAGTGTTGCTCCAGGGTGCTGGGTTTGTAAATTCCAGTTCCGGAACTGGTATCTATGTACTGTTCAAAACTTTGAGCCGGTTCTCTACTGGCACAACACATACGTCTTTCAGTCTGGGGACTGAGGTATGTGTGTGTCCAGGGTGCCATGCATAATGTTTCAGGTTTTAACATAGGCTATTAATTGTGCCAACTCGGGCTGAGTTTGGCTTAAATTTTGATTGCGTTTACGGTCAAGATCGGCAATTTTCATTCGCAGTATATTGCCATCAAGACTGACTCCGCGAGTCATAAAATCAATGATTTTATAGAATTCTTGTTTGTGCCAGTCATTGACTTGAGCCTGCATGAGTTGCTGTTTGACAGCCATCTTGGCGGCGTCAGGCATGGTACCCACACTGAAATAGTAAGCTTCGTGCATCATATTCCAATACACAAAATCAAATTGTTGTTGATCGATCCAATTTGCCAATTCTTCAAGATACAACACATTGAATACGTTTACTGTAGAACAAACTTGCAGTCGGATATTTGCGTAGTGTTCTCTTAGAGTACGAAACCAACCAATGTTTCTACACACTTCTGACCATACAGCATTGGTGCGTTGGTATTCAAATCTTTCGCCTACATCGTCAATGCTGAATGCAATTTCTACTAATTTAAAATGCTTCCAGATTGTGTCAGCATCTTCAGGATAGTGTGTGCCATTGGTATTATAATGAATTTCAATGTTGTGGGCTATACCACGATCTACCAGTCCTTGCAACATATCGAAATGCTCTTGAATCATAAATGGCTCACCACCTGTGAATTCAATATAGCGTATCTGATTCATGACCTGATCAATTTCTGTCCAAAATTTTAGATTTTCTTTGGGCCATGCACCCTGTTTCAACATTTGATAGTGGTGACTAGATTTTTTATCTTCTCCTGGACCAAGATTGGCCAATTCTTCCACTGCATACTGACTACTTGACCATGATCCACAAATACGACATTTGAGATTACAGATATTACCCAATTTTAAATCTAAAAACATCAAAGGACTAGCATCAGTGGTCCATTGCTGATCGGGCAACATATGCTTGAGTCTATCCAGTGTGTGCATGCGTTTACTGGTTCTTCCGGCTCGTTCTTCGCGCCAGCATTTTCTACAGGAACTGGGTTGTTTCTGATCTAAAAAGTCTTGTCGCAATTTTTGCATGTAGTTGCAGTTTTGAATATCTACAAAACTTGCGGTATTCAAATCAAATTTGACTCCTTGATTGTCAACAATTTCATCTTCGGCCAAACAACACGGGCGCACTGTGCCAATAGGACTGGTCTCTAAACTGATCCAAGGCAATACGCAAAATTTATCATGTGGTATGTTCATATGTGTGTTATAAATCTCTTACTGGTTTCTTCATAAAAAAACTCTTGTACTATGATCCATTTAGCGAATTCGTCAAACTTCTCGTTGATAACCATTGGAATAGTTATGTTGTTTAGCAAGCACATAGCATGACACCACGCTAACCAAGGAATATTATTGGAAATATCTATTTTGTTCAATGACCAACAAGTTTTTTTGTAATTATCTACAGATTTCAGTACAAAATCTATGTTGGCAGTGTAAGATATATTGTATTGATTTAACAACTCAAACACTTGATTGGCAAAATTCACCGGATTTGTAAATATCAAATCAGCATCTATAACAATATTGTCAAGATAATCTTTTGCCAATGTACCTGAGCAATCTTGATGCCACCTGGCTTTGTTAGTTAGAGCATAAAATAATTCTGAATTACTCAAACTTTTTATGTCTAATTCTTTTTTGTACCATTTGTAATACACAGTTAGATAGGTTATAAATTGCGATCTAATTCCTGAAAATGATCCGATTGCATTTTCAAGATTATTTTTATGTTTGAGATTAATAGATTTACTGCCTGGATATTTGTGAAAATTATTATTTGTAGGAATTATATCGTAATTTTGAGTTTCCAATGAATAAATTAAATTGGATAGCCAATGGCCGCCCTGACCACCTGGATATATTATGGTTATTTTATTCATTGTAATGCTTGTAATTCTGGAATAATATTTAACATTTGTTCATTTCTAATATTATCCAACTCGTGTGTTTTACGCCAGAAAATGTTTATTAACTGTGTGTTGTCTGTGGCAAACATAAATTTAACTGCACTCTCAAACCCTTGTGTAGCACGACCTAACTGATCTTTGTCTTTTAACCAATTTAAATGTGCAGTGTATTTTTCTTTTAATTTTTGTTTGTACTCTATTGGCGCAATATCAATTCTATAATAAGCAGGGTCTTGAAGTATATTTACATTTAAATCTTGTGCTTTAATAAATCCTTGTTCAGTCCAATATCTATGAAAGTCAGGCAAGTGCCAGGCATTCATCACACTCAGGGTAGGGCTGATATAAAAATCCACATTGGGACACATGGCCAACATTTGTCTACGATTGTTTTCAACGTCTTGCCATACGGTGCCTTTGCGTATGTATTCTGCTCGTGCACCCATGGCATCTAAACTGGCGCCAACTGCAACACTATTAAATTGCCTCCAATATTCAAACACACTTTGACCTTTCAAATCCACATGCGTGAAATTTGTATTGTAAATTAATCTAACATCAAAACGTTTGCGACGAACAAGTTCATCCAGTATGTGATAGTGTTCTTCCATCAGCAATGGCTCGCCACCAGCAAAGTAAATTTGTTCAACATAGTCTATGTGCGGAATTAGTTGTTCCCACATGTCTGTTTCTGTACGACCTGCATAGTTAAGCACAGTGTTGCGTTGTTTCCAATCACCTCCGGCCAATTTGGCTTGATCTTGATACCATTGGCTGCTGAAAATATGTCCGCAACTACGGCATTTTAAATTACACAGATTACTAAATCGAATATCCCAGTAGGTCATTTCAAACTTTTCATCAGTGATACGGCCAACATGATGACCATGGTGTTTGTTGGCACTTCTGCGACCGCTGAAAAATCCAGATTCTTCTTGTTCATAACAACGAGTACAGGTTGCATTGGGAGTTTCTGTCAACATATCCTGACGAAGTTGAGCCATTGGTTTATCGTGCCATATTTGTTCCAGCGTGTTTTGACGACAATTACCAATCTGACCAACACCCATTTCAGCATGACAACATGGATAAGCTTCGCCAGTGGGATAAGCGTGTAAATGTATCCAGGGATAGATACAAAAAGTTTTTGACTCTGACAATAAAAACTTTTGTCTCTCACTGAGTTCAACGGGTTTTACCAGATCGCTGGAATTGTAATTATATTGTGTCATACCACTCTGCTAGTGCTGGAAAAGTTGCGCAAAAGTTTTTGCCTCGTCGTTGATCATATTGTGTATAAAAGTTTTTAAAATCTCGTTGCAGAATAATCTGTGCCATTGCTTGATCATGCGCTTCTGTTACTTCGTCAATATAACTGATTAATCTACTTAATTGATTCCATTCAAATTCTTGCATGCCATTTGACATGTCACGATATCTCATTGCAAAGTCAGTTAACCTATTGCTGTATTTCCTACGAAGATACTTTGGCAACACAGTTAACGATTGAAAGCTAGGAAAGCGTAATATATTCAACGAAAAATTAACTGCATCTGCACCGTACTCTAATTTCCAGTTCATCACACATTCCAAGAAACTATCCAGGCTGTCCAAACACAGCGCATTGATTGTGCACATGATATGGATGCCACGGAACTGACCTGAATCCAACAGTCGTTCTACATTGTTGGCCCAGTCATCCCATACCAGTCCGTCACGGATATATTCTGCTTGTAGATTCATTGATTCGTTACTGGTGTACAGGTCTACTTCTACACCATCAATGGAAGCCAGTAATCGATCAATATCAACATCTGTGCCCAAGTTTGAATTGATGGCAAGACGAGTTTTACTTCGACCTTGGTTGGTTTTAAACCAGTCAATCAGCCGCCATGTTTCGGCACTCATCAAAGGCTCACCGCCGGTTATTCTCAGCTCTTGCAATGTTCTGTGTAGGTCGGATTCCCACCATTCAAAGAAGGCGGTAACGTAGGGATTAATATCGCCATTTCTATACAGTTGACTATTCCTGTGATCATGACTAAAGTGGCCACGGCCGTCTGATACGAGCCCCAAATAGGGTCCGTTATTCCTAATGTCTCGAACCCAAGTGCTACTAAAAGCAGGATTACAATAGCTACATGCAAACTGACATGTACGATCAAAAGCAATTTCCAATGTTTTAAGATCAAAGTCTCGATCAGCTGGCGTAAGAAATGCATGATTCAAATCCTCTATGGGGTAAATTTTACTTTTGTATACGCGATCACTGATGGGCACCGGAACATCACTTTTGGCATATTTTGGATCCTTGTACATGTCCTCAATCTTCCAACAGTATTCACAACCTGCAGGACGCTCGCCGCGTTGCATTTGTTCACGCTCTATTTTTTTCTGTTGCGTGTTGTGTATGGCTTTGGGATTGGTCTGTATCTCATTGACATCAATTGCATGTGGCAGGGGGTGATGACAGCTGGTGGTTTGCCCTGATCCCAACCATATGGTGGCGTTGTACCATTTGGCACCACAGAAGCTTGCACTCTTGGTGTCCAATATCTGGTGTTTAAAATCTAGATCATTCATTAAATTTGTGTTGTTTTAGAAATTCAAAGAAGCGATCTGGAAATTCTTTTCTCACTGATAATCGCATTTCTTCAAGATGTTGTTGATTGTACTTACATACATTATAGCATGCATCTAAAAAACTTGCAAGATCTTGTTGGCATAAATCTTTTACTACCATTGTAATTCTTTCTAACCTGTCTTGATTGTTATCGATCTGATCAAATGACTCATCAATGACATGTTCAAAAGTTTGAAATCCTGCATTTTTGATGTCTCTATAATAACCCCGACTCGATGCTGCTATCCAGGGATGTCCTACTGCAATAGGTTTCCAAATTTTTTCTGTTCTAAAACTGTAAGGGTACACAAACACCGTTTCGGTTACTAGACTAAAGTATGTGTGATTATAGGGCATGGCTTTGATGTATATGTCGCCCCAGCCATCTTTGGCAAAAAGTTGTGGTTTAACACATTTTTGATCTAGAATACTAATTTTGGTATTAAATCTATCAACTTCGTATTGATCTGACAACAAGTTTATGGGCCCATTGCCAGTGTCTAGATTGGACCAAATGGCAGTGTCCAGCAAGGATTTGAGTTTGTCCAGGAGATATCCTCTGTGATATCTTACTCGACCATTCAAGAACAAAAATTTATAAGGACGGTCTCGAGAGTATTGATCTTGGTATTGTTGTATGGCTTCACGATTTTCAAGATAATCAAGAACTTTGGGTAAAAAATTTTCATAATACAATGCTGCATACTCTTCAGGCACATGTCCTCCAGTCAACATCAATATTTTTTTTTGCATTATTAAATCAGTTATCTGCAACTGTTTACAGTGATTAACCTGTGTTTCAGACCCCTCAGATGGATTACTGAAGATGACTTTTATTGTGTTATTGTTGACCAAGTTAATTATTTTGGAAGTATTCAGAGTAAATTGATTTCTTGAAATAACATATACTGCACCTGGCACAAGTTTTTGTTCAGCAACATGTTCTTCAAAATTCCAAAATTCTGCACTGGCCCAGGGCTTTAACAAATCATAAACTTCGCAAAATGTATCTAGCACCAGCTTCATGATTGATTTCCTAGCAAGTAATAATATTCAAGATTGATTTGTTGGTATTGCTTGATAAATTCTGAAATTTCCTGAGATTCAGCAACACCAAGCATATCAGCAACTGCACTGTTCAAATTCCCACTGTATATAGTTTTAAAATTTAAAATGTAATCAACTTGAGTTTTGTCTACATTATCTATCCACCGTTTGGTATCAGGCACACGAAAAGCAATGCATTCATCTCTAATCAGTTTAGATTGTATAAGATTATCAACATGATAAGATGGCCAGTCTGGACCAGCAACTTTGTTGTATTCTTCCTGTGTCCATTGCAAGGTATAAGCTTTCAGTGTTCTAAAAGTTGATATTTGTACAATGTCTGTGTGATCATAGTCAATCAATACCACTTTGATATTTGGCATCACTGCACGAACACGAGCAAAATCAGCACAATGAGAAAATACCACTGGGTGTTTTGATGCAGATCCATTCCAGTGATCACCAAATAATTCTATACAGCTGTTACTTCGCCAGATTCCCTGGCCCAAATCATGACAATGCCCAGTGGCAGCAATCTCAGTGGGACAATCGTGCCCCAAGTATTTGGCTATCACAGTGGACAAAAACATACCACAACTACCTGGTACACAACAAATATAATATTGATTGTTCATAGACTATTCAAACACATGATTGATTTTGTATTCTTGTTCTTTGGCAAATTCAAAAAAACGTTGTCTGTTATAAATTAGATCTGGCAACATGTCATGATACATTGATAATATGTCTTCTTTTTTCAGTGATACTAGATGTTTTATCACATTGACTATGGCATAGTGAACTTCAAATTCTTTTATGTCTTCAAGTTCTATACCTGGAAAATAATGATTAAATGTTTTGAAACCATTTTTTCTGAGCCAAGCATACACTGTGGTCTGACCGTTGATCACAAAAGGCCTTAGACCAATGATTGGTTTTAATGTTTTTTCAGTTACAAATACTGTGTCCCAGGGATAAAATTCTGTTTCGCTGACAATGTTTAAAAAATGACTACGCCAAATATTCATGTTGCCCAGACTGCATAAGTCATAAGGCACTCCGCCGAAACTTTTGTGCTGGGGAAATTTGCCACCGTGAGTATAGTCAGTTGCATCTTCTATGGTCAAGTGGAGATTTGTTTTTTGACCCAGAGATACATCATAGCTGGCATCATGCTTGCCCAGACTGATTACTCCGTGTTGTTGTAAATTGTGTTCGTGTAAAATTTCTACCATGCGAATACGATGAGGCTTGGGTTTTCTGTTGTAATTTAAATACAACAAGCCAACGTCTTGCAAACCCACATCTGCTTCTGTATAGGGAGGAAAATCTTCGAGACACACAATAGATGCTGTATTGAATGTGTGCTTGCCGTCGAATGCAGTGCCTATGTAAAATTTTTCTTTGATTTGCAGTTTGTTTTCTAAATCTTGCAACTGTTGCGGTAACAAGGTCACAGGATCCACTATGCCAATCCAAAATATTCTATCAAAAGTTTTTTGACGATTTATCAAACGATTGATGCTTGACCAGGCTTGGTTACCAAATTGCGGACCAAACCACGTCAAATTTATCAGTAGATTGTGACCAGATTTGAATTTTTCTTGAATTTGTTTTTTGACAACCCGGTATATACGATGTTCTTGAGCGCCAAACTGTTCGTCGATAGGAAATTTGACTCCAATTTCAGTGATCATGCTTTAACCGTTTGATATCTTCTATGACCATGTTTGATATCAATGTATCAAATTCCATCGTGGATTTCCAGCCCAATTTTGTCAATGCCTTGGTACTGTCTCCGCACAACGTGTACAGTTCTGCTGGGCGCGAAAACATAGGATCTGATTCTACAAATTGACTCCAATCATTTATGCCTATGCACCCAAATGCCACGTCTAATAGATCCCTGAGCGAATGCATGACACCAGTGGCAATCACATAGTCGTCGGGTTCTTTTTGTTGCAACATACGCCAGGCAGCATCCACATAGTCGCCGGCAAATCCCCAATCTCTGGCTATGTCTAAATTGCCCAGTCTGATTTTATCTGCCAAACCCAGCTGTATTTGTGCAATTCCATGTGTGACTTTTCTTGTGACAAATTCTTTTCCTCTAATAGGACTTTCGTGATTGAAAGCAATGCCATTGGAGGCATGAATGCTGTAACTTTCTCTGAAATTTACTGTGATCCAATAAGAATACAATTTTGAAATCCCGTAAGGACTCCTGGGACAAAACGGTGTTTGTTCGTTGTTGATGGGTTGTGATGAGTTACCAAACATTTCGCTAGAACTGGCTTGATAAAATTTTGAAATAGGGCTGTGATTTTTAATTGCATTAAGCAGGTTCAACACACCAATTGAATTGATTTCAGTGGTAGACTTGTTTAGGTCCCAGCTTATACCAACAAAACTTTGAGCTCCAAAGTTATAGATTTCAGTTGGACGTATCAGTTTGACATAGTGATTGATTGAAGCTTCGTCGGTCAAATCACCAGTGAGCATTTCAATGTCATTGGCAATGCCAAAAAATTTCAAATTTTCAAAACTTGGATTACTGTGACGACGTACCAACCCGTAAACTTTGTAACCGTGATCGAGCAAGAAGTTGCACATGTATGCGCCATCTTGACCAGTTATGCCAGTGACCAATGCAGTTTTTATCATAGTGTGTTTAATAAATTTTCAAGTTGATCCAAATGTCTGTTGTTGACAAATTGACTGTTACCAATGTAAAATCCATTTTGATTAATTAAATCAACATTGTAGTTATGTTTGATCACAGTAAATTGATAATTTTTTAAAAATGGTTGGCGTAATAAATTTCCACCCACAATTGGTCTGTGTTCAATGCCATATGCAGTAAACTTTTGTTTTAGTTGCTGCATGATGTCAGGAGTCCTGCACACAAACGGCAAGCTGTAATTGCTGTTGAGAGGATCCAAATATATTTGATAAAATTTGTCAGGATGTGAATTCACAATGTTCACAAATCTAGTGAAGTTTCTACGACGTTGTTGTATGATTGAATCCAGTCTTGGCAACTGTGCCAGCCCCAGTATGGCATTGAGTTCTGAGCTTCTAAGATTGTATCCGTCGGTAACAAACAAAAATCTTGGATCAAGATCGGGATATTGACTGGCGTAAATTTCTGGATTCAATGCTTCTCTGGACATGCCATGACTGCGTTTCATTTTCATGATGTTGTATAATTCCAGATCACTGGTCACAATCATGCCGCCTTCGATGGTGGTCATGTGATGCCCAAAATAAAAACTAAAAGTAGCACCCAGGCTGTCACTGCCTCTTTTACGACCATTGGGAGTCATGCATCCATGACTTTCGCACACATCATCAAGAATGATAGCATCTGGAAACATGGTGCGATACAGTTCATTGTTTGCAGAAAATCCCAATAGATGAGTAACAAAAATCAACTTGATATTTGGATGTTGTTGTTTGATCTGTTGCATATGCTCAATATCAAAGCTGAAATTTTCTAAATTCACATCACAAAATATAGGAGTGAATCCCAGCTGAATTATTGGACTTATGTTAGTCGACCATGTGCAGGCCGGTACTAGAACCTTGTCGTTGGCCTGCAACTGATATTTTTCTTTGACCGCAGACAGCAATAACAAATTGGCTGACGAGCCAGAATTGGTCATTAGACCATACTTGCTGCCAAGCCATGTAGCCCATTGTTGTTCAAATTTTTTAACATAAACACCATTGGTATACTTGTTATTGGTCAATAAAAAATAACACAGTCTTAACTTGTCTAACCATGTAATAGAGTCTTTTATCAATGGCCAATGTAAAGGTTTTATTTTCATTGTTGACTCCAGTATTTGCATTCGTTCCACCATGCCTCCATTTCTGGAAAAGTTTTCAAAAAATCTGTGCCTCTACGTCGATCATGCTCAGAGAAGAAACGATAAAAATCGGCTTTGTTTTTGTTAACATAATCAGTGCTTATTTTTTGACCGTCTCTCATCCAGGCAATGTCTCTGTCTAGTCTTTGAAGTTCGAAATCTTTGAATCCATGAAAGGGATCATCCAGTGTTTCACTTTGACCGGTCATGCAACCCCAGAGATTTTCCAGTTGGTCTGCATAGCTTTCCGGCAACAATTGAAGACTCTGCCAGCTGGGTTGTCTAAGAACAGGAGTATCAAACCATACTCGTTGATAGGTTTTACTGTAAATTTTCCGCAGTCCTAGTATGCCAGCCATGAGTTTGGGGAATCCAGTTACCGAAAGATTATTCATGGTAATTATAAACGTAATTGAATTTCTGCCTGGTATTTCTGTCAAGAACTGATTTACTCGGTCCCAGAGCAAATTAAAATTCAATCCATGTCTGATGTACTCAGCCTGCTCCATCCAAGAATCTAAACTGACAAATTGCATGAAGTGTTCAATCTTTTCGCCTTCGCATAATTTTTTCACATAGTCTTTGTACTTGGTCCATAAATTCTCATCCACTGAAAAATTACTGGTAACATTTAAATGCAGATCAGATTTGGGATGCTCCAGTACATAATCAAACACGCGGTAGGTGTTTTTATCCATCAATGGTTCGCCGCCGGTCATACGAAAATGTCGCAGTTCTGGATACAGGGTAGGCCACCAACGCCAAAATGCTTCTACATAAGGGTTGTGTTGATTTACAGGTATAGGACGATTGCGCCCTGTAAAATGCTCAGGATCATTGTGCACAGTACTAGTAGGGTATCCACCATGTCTATCGACTTCAGACTGCCAGGTCGAACTAAATTGTGGACTACAATAGCTACATGCCAAATTACAAGCATGATTAAAATTGACTTCAACATAACTGGGAACAATATCTTGGTCTCCTGTTGAGTATTTAATCTTGTCAAAATCAACTGCGGCCCAGGGTTCTCCAGATCTGTAGTGTCGATCGCTTAGTTTTCCATTGTCTTCCATGTGCCAACAGTAGCTGCATTCGGTGGGCCGCTCACCATTGAGCATGAGTTGGCGTTGTACTTTTTTGTACTGGGTATTGTGTAGTGCCGACGGATTGATTTTGATTGTGTCTGGATCTATCATATGCAACGGCGGATGATAACAACTGTTGTTCAATCCAGTGGTCAAATGCAGACTGACCTGTTTCCACTTGGCCAGACACAAGGATGGTCCCAGCTGATTTTTCATTTGTTCAGCTGCATTCAAAAATTTACTTTTGTCCGACAAGTTTTAACTCCCATGGTTGCAGTTGCAACAAGTGATTTTTATTGTGTTCTAAGATTGGTAACATGTCTACGTACATTTTTTGCAACTGTGTTTGGTCTAGTAAAAAGAGCTTGTCTAGCACACCTCGGATAGCAACAATTCTGTCTGCAGTTGACATATCGTCGTAGCTTTCGTCCCAGTAATCAGAAAATGTTTTAAAACCACAACGTTGTAGATTTGATATGAATCCTTGCGGACCAAAAATTACCATTGGTGTCAATTGCATGATTGGTCTAAATGTTTTTTCTGTGGGGAAAAATGTCAATCCGTTGTAGTAAGTTTCGCATACCAGTTCTAAAAATATTTTGGGATAAGCACCAGACAGTTCTGACACCAATGAAACTATTTCGCCAAGATTTATTTTTTTATCATACTGCATGTCTACTGAGGAAATTTTTCTTGGACAAGAGTGTAAAAAACTTACTGCACTGTTAATTTCTTCTGGATAATCAAACATAATTTCGTTTAATTGCAACGAACTCTTTTGTTGAAATGAGCTATTATCATAGTGACAGGTCAACAGGGTTTGATCATGATAAAATTTATCCAACCATGCCAACATTAGCAATCTATTCCAGGTAGTTTTGCCTACAAAACAACCCACTGTGGCCAAACTGAGATTTTTTGCCTGGTGACTTGTCTGTATTTTTTTGCTGAAATTGATCCAAATATTGGGAACAATCTTGATATTGTATATATCGTGGTATTCTTCAATATTAGCAGTTTGTATTTCAAACCTGTCTTTGTCAATGTCATAAGTGTCACATATTTTATCTAACACATCATATAAATTACAAGATCGCAAACATGGGCCTTCGTTGTTCAGACTAATTATGACCTTATCATCAGTTTGTGTAGCAGCATGAATTATTTCAATAATTTTTGTTTCAAAATTCCAAATATGACTATCTTTGTTTTCTAATGTTATCATGTTTTTACTTAATTAATTGATTCAAATAACTCCTAGACACTTTTCCTGTGAAGTTCAATGGGATTTTGTCTACTTTGACCAGTTTGTGAGCCTTACAGTGCGAGCCCAGTGACAGTAGAAATTTTTGTATCTGTTCTGGCGCACAGTCTCCCACATACATACAATTCACAGAGTCCTGCCCAAATACAGCACAATCGCTGATCTCCGGAAACTTTTTAAGCAACTGTGCTTCAATGGTAGCAGGATTAAGCATTACGCCTTTGGATCTTATTTGATCGTCGCTTCTTCCCAGTAATTTGTAGTAGTGTTTTTCATCTTGTTCGGCTAAATCACCAGTGTCAAACCAGTCTGAAAATGCACATGCTGGTCCTTTCAGATGCAAATGATTGGCCAAGTCTATTTTGACATCTACACCAAATGGCAGTCCAATGGTATTGAATCTTTGTTCACCGTAACGCGGATTTGTAAAGCAATGACCCATTGCTTCGGTCATACCAAACGATTCAAGAATGGGTGCGTTGAATTGGTCTTTGAGTTGATTGTATTCATTTTCATCTTTGAATTTTCCGCCAGCTGATATAATAAAGTCTAAACTGTTAAAATTAAATTTGACCAAGGTTCTTAAAAATGCTGGGCCAGTGGCCATGTACGTGGGACGGCATTGCGGACTCAGGTGCCAGTTTTTCACAGTGAAATGATGTAGTTCACAGCTGGCTTTTTTGGCTGCCCAGTAAAATGTTTGCCCGTAAGCATGCCATAGTGGCATCACCGATGCAAAAACATCATTGGCAGTTATATTGTATGCTGACACCACATTGGATGTCAGGATATCCAACTGGTCTTGACTGAAACTGTAAAATTTACTGTCTCCAGTGGTGCCCGAAGTGTACATGAATAGTTTTTCGTTGGGGTAGTCACGGCCGTTGCGATAGCGTTCTTCGGTGTCAGTGATCAGCAAACTCCAATCTGAATTTTCCAGTATGTAATTATTTCTGTCAGCATTGGCCGATGGATTTAGTATTACCAAGCTGTATTCTGATAGCTGGTCTATATAATCTTGCGGATTTTGTACGCAAATTGCGGCTCTTTTCATTTTAATCTATTTTCCTGTCTAAACTTGTAGAATTATCCAATTGTCTATTGCCATGGTAGGTTCCGGCCAGTTGTATATTTTTGGTCACTGTTGATCCTATAAGGTAGTTACAATAGTCAACAGTTTCAATATTGTGGGTAGATTTTCCTAAAAAATTGGATCTTGCAGCCACATATGAACCTTGCCCCAAAGTGGCAAACAAACAGTATACATAGGGACCAATATGGCAAAAATCTTTAATTTGCACCTTGTGGCTCAATGCCGAATATGCAGTAATTACCACAAAATTTCCAATTACTACATCATCTAAAACAATGTTGAATTCATTGATAAAACATCCTCGACCAATGGTCACATTGAACCCAATTTGGTTTGATGATCCAATCACGCTAAAGTAATCTGGGCCAAACTGATCTAAAAAATCAACTATTTTCTTTTTTAAACCTATGCTGGCTGTGCCTGTGAAAAATTGCCGGTTATCAAACCAATCTTGATTGTTATTTTCTATATCTTCCAGTCGGTGTAGTTCGCATGGTCGGTACTGTTGAAAATAATTAAACAAAGTCACATTTATATAACTGGATCCCACAAAACATAAAATTTTGTCAGTGTCATACAATATATTAAATTTTAAATTAGTCATTTATAAATCCAGAAACTTGCAAGGTGTATTTGTTTTCCATACCAGCATTGGCACTCAGATGTAATATTTCACTGTCCCAGATCAATGCATCACCAACAGACCAGTGTGTGTGTACAACATCGTTGTACTGTATAAAATGTCCCAGTTTCCATGATTCTAAATGTATATTTGCTCGTACTTTGAGATCCGTTCTACCAGGATAACGTTTGTTGATTTGGAAAAAAGTGTCACGATGCAGTGGTACTATACAACCAGGTGGTTGTAAAATGCTACTCACGGTAATGACCTCCATGCCCAGTTGACGACCAATATTATCATAATCCAAATTGGTATTGTCCCACCACAACTGATGTATAAGTGTATTTTCATACCCGTAAGTACTGGGCATTCCACCATACTTGTTGTGTATATCAGTTAACTCATATACCTGATGTTGGATACAACTGCCTTGGTGTTGAGTATAGTCAGCCGAAAGTATTTGCGTGAAGTCATAATCCAGATAAGATTTTTTAAGCATTTTTACCATCCTTCTTGAGAGCGTATGACATCAATTTCTCTAGTCATAATTCCACGATTGTGCCAGTTTGATCTGTAATGATGTTTAAAAAATGCACTTTCTTTTTCCAACAACATGTTTATAGGCAAGTCTAATTGTGTAACCAAATCTTCAGACACACGACCAGCCAATAGTTCCGGATCGCTATTTTCAACTGTGCTCCACAGTGCTGCTAACTCGTCAAAATTTTGCACTGTTCTATAGTCCCATTGCGGAGTTATCATGGTCATGTATGTGCCCATACGGGCCCCGGCTATGGCCCAGATTCCGTGTTCAACGTCTCGTCCCACATTGTGCCATACAGTGAGATGATCAAGATTTCTGCTGTGTACTCGATCACGAAATTCTGAGATGGCAGGTCGGTTACCGCGGTCAAGACACATCTTGACCCCTTCTCTGAATCCAGCTCGCCAGGCATGAAAAGCCGATCCATTGGGATAGGTAATGCTGTAGCAATCGTGCATGGCCCAGTACATGGGATCAAAACAAAATTCTACTTCAGTCTCTGTGCGTCCATCAGTGGCTTCGTGAGTCTGCATGTTCCATGCAAATTCTCTTGTCCAAGAACTTAGGCCGCCGTTTCCGTACATGAGACCATTGATATGATTGCGAGCACGCCATCTAAACACCGCAGACTCCCATTGGCTGTCCGGAAACTCCAAGGTCAAATTAAAAAACTTTTCATCTGGCATATTGTCGCCGTCGATTAAAATAAATCTTTCAGTTTCGCTAACATCAGCAGCAGCTTTGTGTGCAGCATCACTTCCTTTGACACCATCCACACGTTTGGCCCATGGAATCAAATTGCGAATTTTTATCCAAAATTCTTCACGTTGAGGTTCATCGTAGGAAAGATAAATGCAGTCTAAATCTGCTATGTCAATTTGTTTCATCTAAGGCTTTCAATTTCCAATATTTTTTGTTTTCATGATTCACAATCACTGTAATATCTCTAGGATCACAGGCCTGACCTGCAGTGCTAGGAATCAGTTTTGTTGTTGTGATTGTATGTTGAAAAAATTTTAGTTGTCCATTAACCACCTTAACCTGAGGATTTGCGGCAGTAAAGGTGGCATGATCAATCTCTATGTAATTACCTGAAATTGCTTCCATGCTGTAAAATAAAAAATTACCGAGATCGTCGTAATACAATCTATAAAATGGTGCAACTGCTGGCTCTACTGGTTTGTCCCAGACAGCCCAAAAATTATCTGTGGTCTCTTTACTCATACAATTTCCAATCTTTGACATGATAGTGTACCAGTCCCCATTGTGCAACAGTGTTGATTCTCATGCCAGGTTCGGTGTTTTCCCATATCAGTTCTTTGGTCCAGTTGTCGGTGGCAATGGGGTTAATGTGACGTTTCATGTGAACAATAGTAGGACCAAGTCCTGCAGGCAAAGTCACACGCTCTGTGCCCATTATTACTGCGGCCATGGCATAGACAACATCTGTAGTTGCCAATTCATCTGGTCGCTTCAGTAATTTTCTATAGTGCGTCCAATTTAAAAAAATATTTTGAACCAACCGAAAAAATTCTCTAGCAGTCTCACTCACACGCCAGTAGGTAATAGCATTGTAAACATCTGGCAAGTGATTGTGATCAAATAGTTTTCTATAATGTCTAGAAGTTGCGGGTTGATTGTAAAAATTTCTAGCACCTTGGCTGATCACAACATCTCGATGTTCAAACAAGGTCCACCAATGGTCCATTGGGCTGGTTGCTACCATGTCAGCTTCTAATTTGATTGTTTGTCTATATGGACTAGCGCGAAACACTTGCCCATCGTTGGCGTAGCCGCCTAGATCACCGTATGGCAACTGATCTTTGGTGAGTATGGTGATATGAGCATCAGGGTGCCAAATTTTTATACTGGTAGCTAACTGTTGAGCGCAGGATTCATAATCCACAGTATCGTTATTGATGGCAGGAATTAGATATCCGCGTTCATGAGTGATTGGCAATTATCTCTCCAAGATGATGTTTGCCCATGGCATGGAAATCTTGGGCAAGGGTAATCCAGCGTGATTTTTGATCTGCAGTGACAAAATTTACCCTATACTTGTCAGGTTCCAATTGTACCAGTTGATGATCTGGCATTACTGTGGCCAATTGCCAAGGAATAGAAGGCATGCTCAAAGTATGCCCGTCTACTATGTTCATAGCAATGCTCAATGCAAAATCATTTCTATAGGTAGATTTCAATATGCCGTAGATATTTCTATAATGTTGCCAATGGTCACGAATCATTTGCATGGCATCAAATATGAATTTCACAGTGCTGGATCTGCGGAATATGATCACAGTGGCCCAGCTCATGGGCATGAGATGCCGACCAAAGAAATTATTGTCATCAAACGGTTGCTGACCGGTGACATCATATGCCCAGCGGTGACATAAAAAATCTTGATCAACTGATAATAGTAGTAACAATTGATCGCTGGCTACCACATAGTCTGCATCCAGCAACAAAGTTTTATCCCAGGGACTTAGGTCATAGGCATTTGATCTATTGCCGTTGTGCCAGGTCACAGTAGTATCAAGATCAGCAAATTTACGAGTATTGAATCCCACTGTTTCCGCAAATATAACTTTTTCAAATTTATACTCAGGCGGAATTGGTTGATCAGTGACCACACACACAGGCAAGTTTAAGTGTCTGCGAATATTTTGCGCCGACCAATTGGCCATGGCCAAATAATCTATTTGTTCGTTGTTGTAGGCAAAAATCAATACACCAGTGGTCATCGGTTTTTACTTACCTCATCGTATTCTACTAACCAAGCATTCATTTGTTCTTGCCAGCGTTGTTGTGCAAGCTCAATCAATTCTTGTGGTATTATTTTAATAGGATTTTCGTATAAATCCAACAACACCATTGGTGTCACTGGATCACAGATGTGTAATTGAATCAACAACGGTGGGCCTGCTTGCCATAGCCCTCCTGCATGTGCAAAAATCATTTTGGCTTGATACTTTTCTTTGAGTACTCGTTTGACCGCAGCATGATCAAATCGACTGCGGCTGTATGCAACTAATTCATCTGTATTCATACGTTAATTATATACAAAAGCTTGCCAAAGGTAAAGGGCCAAAAGGCCCTTTAGGTGATACTGATTTGTTTAATATTATCCAGCAGTTGCTGCAATAGTAGGTGTGCCCCACTGCGAAGTAATATAAGTTGTTTCAGGCGAATAATATGTGACCAAAGTGGCCGGCGCACTGCCAAATGACCCACCTGACGGAGCGCTGCCGCCAGAAATTTGTGCAGTAGATCCTGGATTGGTATCACCTGTACTGTGCCAGTATGTGGTATAAGTTATGGTCGACCCACTGATGCTGGCATATACTTGAACATAATTACCAGAATAAGCTGAACCTGCATCATACTGCAAATACAGTTGTGTGTTTGACCCAGTATAATTAAATACTCCTGTTGACGTGGCCAAGCCAGAAGGAGTACCAGATCCGGAAAACTTTGTTGTCCCTGTATAACCTGTGCTAGCAATAGTTTTACTGGTGCCAGCTCCGGTAAAGCGCAGGTATCCTACTACCCCATTGCCGCTGCCGTTGCCTATGAACGCATTCCATTCTGTGTCGGCCACTGTACCTGTGCTGGTTTTTCCAAATGCCATTTGAATAAACCCACCGCAGTTGAAAAAAGTGTAAAGTGCGGTGCTACTTGCAAATGTAACTGTGTGAGTAAAAGTTGCGGTCCATGCACTGCCACCAGATCCATATCCACTATTTAAAGATGTAGTACCAGTCCAACCTGTGTACTGTGATCCTACTGCATAGGCGTTGTTGCGATTATTGTACAAATTGGTTAAATCTGTGTTGATGTTAGATAATACTGAAATAGTCTGACCTGTAGTGGGATTACTTCTTGAAGTAATTGATGTGCCTTGATGATTGGCGGCAGCAGTCATGGTATTGTTCAATGTTGCCCATTGTGTAGCAGTAACTGTGTCAGTGGCAGACACTGTGTTTAAATTGCCTTGTCCATACCCTGCACCTGCTGATGCAGTACCCCAGGTAGCATTAATATTTGCGCCTGAATTGGTATTCACAAACCCATTATAGTCTGTTGCTTGAATTAATCCGCCGGATGAATACGTCATTTTCTTTTTCCAATCATGTTATTGTAACAATGGCTTCTATTAAACCTTCGTCTGTATTTAATTTATCTTGCAATGATCTGCCAATTACGTTGAAAGAACTGGCTTCTCCAGGGCGAGCTGCCCGTGCTTTACCATTTCCTGCACTGACTAAACGATCGCCCTTGTGAATAATACCAACACAGTTTACAGGAACTCGTCCTGTCATAGCCACTGGCGGATGTGTTGCATCAGTGCCAGCGCGACTATTCATTAGATACGCAGCTTTTGTACTGATAACACCAAAAACTGTTTCGCTGAGATCTTGTTTCGACATGGTTATTTCGGCTGATCCGCCAAGTTCTACCACAGTACCTGGTTCATATTCATAATCAGCTGCAAAACGCTCGGCCATGTCAGCATAGTTGGCATCAATTTGGTTTCCGCTGATAGTGCCAGTGCTACCATTGATTGTCATCACTGTGCTTATTGTGCCACCTTTGTTCACAGTAAAGTTTATGTTTCCATTGTTAGTTTGATTAGAAATATTAACTGCAGTTCCTACTACACCAACTCGGAAATCACTGTTTACTCCTACTGCAAGTCCTGTATTGTTAAGCACACTCAAAGTTCCAGATGTAGAAGTGGTTGTATCACTACGCATGAATTGTGTGGCTGATATGTTACCAACTGTTTGAGAATTGGTAGCAGTTCCTTGAAACAAAGGAACATTTGCTCCTACAATAGTTGCCAGTGTTATACCAGGACGTATAGTTGCGAATCCACTGATAGAATTTTGAGGAGTAAAAGTTGCATCCTGACTAATGATGCCTACTATATCGTTGCCGCAATATAGTTCAATGCAGTAATGACTTACACTGCTGTTGTCTACAATAGTGGCAGGAATAGCTCCAGTGATGCCTTGGCCTGCATTGAACTGAGGACCAATCAATAACCACGTGCTACCTGTCCACACATTGAGTTGTTGATTTGTGGTATCAAACCACAAATCACCAGTGGAATTACTAGTAGGGGCAGTGGCACTGGCTGTTGCTGCCGAAATGGTTTTGAACACAGTACCATTGTATATTTTGAGCACATTGTTGGTTTTATCCCACCAAAGTTGACCGGTCAATGGAGCTCCTGGCGGAGTGGTATTTGATCCTGACTCTAATAAACGTATGATATCGTCATTGATAAATTGACCATAGCCAGCATAATTTTTCCCCACCAAAGTCATTGAACTTGAAGTGTTTATTGTGCCATCTGCTACAGTAGCAAAAACAGCGCCATCGGTTAACGTAATTGTATACGACATCTTTCATCTACTCCGTCATTGTGTATTTAGTGCATAGTAATATATACATATTTATGCTGCGCTGAGGTTGGTTAATGTCTGAATACGCAAAGTGTAATCAATTTGTATTTGACGATTTAAACTTTTTTGCACTGGATGAAATATCACATGCGTTATCAACAGCAGATTGGTAGAACTTCCAAACCAACATTTTAATCCAAGTTCATCAAACACATATTCACCATTGAAATTGGTGCTGTTGTCAAAAGCTTGTTGTCCAGCTGGTTCTCCGTAGTCTAACAAACATGTTACCACAATATCAGTGTAAACATTACCAGAAGTATGCAACACAGTGATGTAATTATTGGCAGGGTTGGTATCAGCAGCAGAATTGTTGTCAACAACTTTGTAATATGTCTCGTTGTACAAATTGGCATTTTGCCCAGTGGTGTTTGGTGGCAAATAGGTAATAACTCCAGTAGGATCTACTGCGCTACCGCCGTTGCCAAAGGCCATTTGGTATATGTATCCTAAATTTTTGTCACTCAACATGTTGGCCATACAGATGCTGATATTTTCATAGTGTATGGCATTTTTTTTGTCTAGTAAAATTTCTCCTGTTTTAGGATCATGTATTTTGACAAATCCTTCTATTTTGGCCAGGCCGGGTTGAATGATCATGCTCTTTTCTCCACAAATTTTTCTTTTGTGTTAGGATCAAAAATCCTTACAAATCCTTCAACCAATATACTTCCTGTTTCATTTGGCCGCTTGGATGCGGGTTTTGGTTCTACAATCGGTTGTGTTGGTAGTTTGTTATCAATCATGCTATATTTACCTTGCTTATAGACCACGTAGGAATCTTGCTGATGGAGTATCGGTTTCTTGCAGCGGTTTTCCATTGCTGGCAGTTCCAACACCGGGTGCGTACCAAGTTACACCTCTACGAACCAAAATAGTCACTTCTGAACCAATGTCTGGGGCAAGTGTAAATTCAACCGTGACAGGATTATCTGCAGTTATCACATAGCCGGTGGTTTGCAATTCACCACCGACATATACTTCAACAGTTTGATTTCTAATAGAATCAGGCTCTTGAGAAATATCAAGATTAGCAGCCACAAACGTGGTTGTGGTACCGTCGGCAATGATACTATCTGACACAATGTAATTTTGATATTCTTTTGGTAACAAATTTCCAGGTCCCATGTTGTATACTGCACTGCCCACTGCATGTGATGCAGCTGCTGTACCAGCAGTGCCTCTTAACAAACTGCTGACTGTGTTGTCTGTGGTATTTCTCACACGGTACATGATTCTTTCACCATCTATGGTCAGTGCTCCCCAAATATTATCTGCTAGGTTAGGCTCAACCAGTGCGTTGGCATCAGTGACATAAATTATGTCAGCAGTGGCAGTAAGTGGTTGTGCCACCAAAGTAGTGGCATTGGGTGTGATTCTATAAGTGGCTTGTACGCCACGCATGTCTTGAAATATACGAAATGCCATGGCTTCTGGTACAACATATTGTGTGAAACTGGTAATCACTACCACATCAGTTGATCCAATGATAGGACCAGTGATAGTTATACTTGACTTGTTGACTGTGTAACCTTGTCCATTGAATACCCATTGGCCATTCAAAGTCACCAAGATTCGTTCTGGATTGGTTATAACATTTCCGGTATCAAACGTATTGCCTTGAGAGGTAGGCCCTTGCCACAACTGTGTAAGCAATCTTTGTTCAGTGGTATCATTCCAGGTTATAATTTCAATGATATCTCCTGCTTGCAAACTGATACCTGCACTGGGTTGAAATACCAACTGCGAACCTATCACATAATACTGTGCATTTGTTCTCACCGATACCAATATCACTGCTCCTGCATTGGCAGGATTTGACAGCGTAATCGTACGTGGGTTGACTCCGTCCCATGCATTCACAACATAATCAGTGTTTTGAATCAGTAATCTGTTGTTTTGGTACACAGCAACATCAAGATTATTTACTAGTGCAGGACTATATCCTCCGTTTTGAGGCAAATCATATGTGGTCTGAGAACCATCACTGACATAATCGACTCCGGCAGCTGGGCGTGCCCTGGCACCATTGATAGAAATCACAATGTTTACTGGATTGGTACCTTGTAAACTGTTGGTCAAACTGTAGGTCAAAATTGACGGATCTGCTACCACAATGGTTTGGAAAACTGGCAAACTCCAACTGTGTGTTGGGCCGCTTGGGGCATAGCCAAGACAGGTCAAGTTTATTCTGTCACTGTCTCCGTATGTGGTGGTAAAAGTTATTTTTGTTTCACGATCGGAATAAGAAGCATAATTGTAATCAGTTCCGGCCAATAACGGTCCTTGCTCACCGTTGTAGATTACAAATCCACTGATAGCACTGAAAGGAAAAGATACTATTATGGAATTACCGATAGTTGACCCCAAGTAGGTGTTATTCAACAGCTGATTGCCACCGCCGGTGGCCACAACTGCAACTTGAATAATATCGCCATCGCTAACGCCCTGTGTTAAACTAAAAGTGTAATTGACCCAATCATAGGAATCAGGTTCTACACCGAGCCCAGTTGTGATGTTCCAGGTAAGCACAACCATGGGATAGGGCAATAACTGACCAAAGTATGCTGTTGGATTGGCAATATTATAGGTATATCTCAGAGAGTATATAGGGAATCCAAATCCTTGTCCCAACCAATCTGCCCCTGGAGTTGTGTATACTCTAAAATCTAAAGTATCAAATTCTGCGCCTGGTACCAATTCTTCTGGGGCATGACTGCTATAGGGACTTATGTATGTGCCACCATCAATGTTAATATCAGTGGGCCTAGTTCCAAGATACAAATCCAAGTACGAACTGCTGTATGTAACATCAAGAATACCAGGATCGTATGTGATAAATCCTGCAGGACTTATGTAAAAATTATCAAACGGATTGATATCAAAGTTACCAACATCAAATCCGGTGTTTTGACTAAACCCAGGAGCTGATACTTGAACTCCAGGATAGTCAATTCCATTGACCAACAGTGGCAAACTCAATCCAGGCTGATTGGCAGTGGGATTGTAAAATCCCATGGTTCGATTCACTCCACTCAAAGATGCTGCAGGAATCAACGTCCATTCGCTGGGCAAAAATTCCAAAGAAGACTGAGTGGCATTGGCACTCCATACCACATTGGCATATCTCACTTGGGTTCCGCTATTGTAAACAACATTTGGTTGCCAATCCACTAGATAGGTATTGTATTCATATCTGTCATACTTGATAACTGTGCGAATTGAACGTACCAGACCATTGGACATCTGAGCTACAATCACTGCTCCTGACCCAGTTGTGGAAGTCAGTGTAATTTGTGCAGTGGTACTATATCCTTGACCTGGAGTGATAATATTCACCGCAGTGATTTGACCAGAACTATTGACTATTGCTGTCATGGTGGCTTGCACTATACAAGTCCCAGAAACAGTCACCGTAGGCGGGTTGTTGTAGTCATATCCAGAACCGCCGTTGACCACCACAACGTCTTGTATTTCTAACAAATGATTGTTATACCATTGATTCCAAGGAAATTCTAACCAGATTGCTGCATTTGAAGCAGCATCACTGTTGAAATTTTCTCCAGTGCTGTTTGCAATTGCATAAGGAGTCAACACAGGACTAACAAATTGAGGAATTTGCAACTTGTTATCCCAGTACGCTGGTACATCATAATCCGTCAATGATCCATTGAATACATCTTGTCCTGTGTAAATCAGATTAAAATTAAGAATTTGCGTGTGATAGGGTTTGACTTCTTGTATGTAATTTTCTACAAAAGTTTGATTGTCAGGTTGATACAATTGATAGGGCAACAATGCTCTCAGTGTATGGTCAACATTGATAAAACTGGTCTTGAGTAACCAATCAGGTGCGGTGAATTCACTGTAGATATAGTTAAACATCAAAATTAATGACTGATTACGCTCTAGCAAAAGATCGCCAATGTAGATTTCTTCATTGAGTGCTCGAATAATTTGACGAGTTTCAATCACCGGTTCCTGGTCAAAATATTGTGCATCAAAAACTTCAGCATCAAAACCATACGGGCCCAGGGCGTAATTCCATAGTGTTTCATCAAAGGCTATGGTACCGTTTTGTAGGCCAACTCTGTCCCAACTGGTTGTAGTTCTTTGATATATTTCAAATTTGCCCTGACTGTTGGCAGATACCTTGACACTGCTGCCAATTGGCACAGTAGACAAAGTCAAACTAGAAAGATCTGCATAGTTGGCCACTGTGGCCACAATTTGAGTTGAGTTGTTGTAGCCCGGGCGATACCAGTTGATATACCTCCAGTACATAGGAGTATCATAATTTTGTATACGCACAAGATTTAGTGTGCGTGCTGCTGGATTAGTTGCTACAACTTCATAAATGGTCCATAAGCCGTGTTGACTAGAATCTGATTCAACCAAATACAAATACCCCAATGGTGCCTGTGCAAGATTCTGATAACTCAGTACAGTCAGATCTGGTACTTTGAAATTCCATGCGCCGGTGTTGGGAGCCGGCACAGGTTCAGAACTGTTGAGCAAGTTAAAACTTCTAGTTTCACTAATTGGATACTGAGCTAGTGTGTTGTTGGCCCTGGTAAGATAGTTTTGTAATGCAGTAAATCTATTGGCAAACATACTTTGTCGTGGGCGAAATTGAACTCCATAACGCTGACCTGGGCCCAATGTTGGATCAGGCACTAGATTTCCCAGAGTGTTGACTCCACAAAAACTATCCAGCAATTTTCGATACAAGTTGTCATTTAAAAAGCTATTTGGCTCTCCGTCAGCTATAAAAGCATATTCCACATGTACATCTGCATTGGTGGCTTGACGGTCATATCCAATGTGCAATATAGTATCATTTGCGGACAACAAACTACTGGCATTATAAACTGCAATTGTACTGGCATTCAATCCTGCTATGTAAGGGATTCCGCTACCAATGGGATTCAGAATATAATTTGCAATGCCGGCGGTACTCAAAGTTTTGCCTACCGATGTGTCAATGGTTGTAATTCCGCGAACCCAGTAATAGTAGTTGGTAACAAAAATGCCATTGGTGTCCACTGTGGTAGCCACAGTATAACTAATCGTGCTCAATGGAGTTCCTTGTCCAGCGTAATTAACAGGTGCCACTGAACTTTCTATCCATTGATAAACATCTACATTGCTGCCAGGAAACACTTGACCCCAACGCTTGCTGGCATAGATAATGTCATCTTGCCCTGGATTAATAAATCTCACGCGATTGGTATCCCACCATATTTCCCCCACATGAGATGCTCCCCAACTTGTGCCCACGTCGTGAACTGAACCCTGATTGTAGTTTGCAGGATCTACTGCTCCAATGTAATCAATATTTTGTCTGGCTGCACCTAAGATTTTACCTTGCAAAGGGTCAATGAAATCATAGTAAGTTTGAGTGCTGTTCAGCTGTTTGTCGTAGCTGTAAACTGAATCTAGTAGATTGGTATCTACCACCGGTTGTTGGTAGTATTTGACTTGCCATGCAGGAGCATCGGTAGGGTTATCAAACACATAAGCTTCGCCATAGCTATCAGCAGCTGGCACTCCTATCAGTAATCTTCCGTTGACATAATTTACGGCTGATGCAAAACTGTAGTCTACATCATTGGCATACTGCTCATCTGAGCTAATACCAGTGTTGTAAATTTGTTGGCCAAATATAAATGCTCCTGGATTGGCAGCTGACAAGCTTGCGCTGGGCAAATAGTCAAATGTGTATGCTACACCACTGTTATTTTGAACCATAAAAAAGGTTGTACTACGCTCGTCAAAATAAGTGGTACCACCATCATATATTTCTTGTTCGTACACATTGCCATTGGGTGCGCCAACTATGAGATTGATTGCACCAGAATTAACACTGATACTAGATCCAAAATATGCATAATTGGTTGGGTTAGGACTTAGTATGTCCTGTGTCCAAATATATGTATTAAATCCAATGTCAGCAAAAGCAGAATTTACCAGTCCGGGCAGAACACTGAGCTTGTTGAAAGGCATAGCGGTATCAGTGTTGATAACTGAAATCGTCAGCCTTCCAGACACTACAACAATCAATGATTTGGCTGGTGGTGCAACAGTAAACAATATTTGTTGTGTAGAATTGTTGTAGGTATAATCAACTCCTGCAGTTTGTAGCACAGTATTGATATAGACAACTGTGGTGTAGGAACTGGCAGCAGAGTAAACATTGCCTACATCATAAGTTTGAGTAGATCCATCTCCAACAAAGGTAAGATCTGTGGTCACATTGGCCATGGCATTTGGCACACTGGTCGCATTGATTGCGCGAGCCAACCCTGCAATGTTGTTGTTGGGTGCCGAAGGCACTGCAATCTCAATACCGTTGATTCGAATGGTGTGTCCACCAATCAAAGAAGGATTGGCTGTGGTAGATGTTGTTACTCCGTAGGCCCGACTTTGATTGACTTGTCTTTCAACCATGCCTGATTGGTCTGGGCCAGATTGACTGCTCTGTGGTGCACCAATGTAGAGACTGCAATTATTGGGACAAATTTTTACACTGTAGGCAAATGCTGATGCGGTTGCTGGCATGTTGGCAGTTATTTTTTCAACCAACTGGAATTGATTGGTTTCAATTGTGAGTATATCTCCAATGGTCAATGTCACAGATGAGCTCAATACAATATTACTGCCGCTTATGGTGAATTGTCCATTGATAAATTGCGCAGCATCGGTCAGATACATGTTGTTCAAGAGTACTGCTATAGGCGCTGTGTATGATCCTGGAATAACATAGGTAGTTTGGGCAGTATTGGTAATTTGATAATTTATCAATCCGCGATCATAGACATAAACTGCTCCTGCGTCAGGTAGACTTCCAGCAGAATCATTTACTGCACCTACTAACAGTTGTCTACCATCTGTGGTTGTACTAACGCTGGCCCCAAATACTGCGTCACCGGCCAATCCACTGGCAGTAATGGCGCTAATATATTTCCAGTATGTTTCAGTAGTGATTTCAATTACTGCACCAGCAGGAGGTATAGTAATAAAATTTAGATTTCCACTGATAAATGTGTAGTCAATGTAAGGTCGTTGAGTGGTGCCGTTGACCTCAACTGCAAATGAATATATGTCAGATACTGTGTAAAAATAATTGACCAAGGCAAAATTGTTGTTGGTCGTGATACCACTGCCAGTGAATGTGAATGCTGTAATTGCCCCAGCGCTGACTGCTGTGACTGTGACAGTTATGTTGTTTGCACTAGATCCATTGGGACAAATTCTTACATAATTTATGGTCAGTGTATCGCCAATTGCATATCCGCTGCCGCTGGCAGTCAACGTGGTATTATATACTCCTCGGGTGTTGACCACAGTGAATTTTGCACCTGATCCGGCGCCACTGGTAGAATTTTGAGCAATATTGTAATAAATTGCATGATCAATTTGCCCAGCCTGGCGTCGTAGAAGTTTGATTGGTTGTCCAGGTGCAGGTGCAGTATAAAATTGCACAGAATTTGCATCCAGTGTATAATCATTGCCATACACAGCAATAACATTGTTGATGAGCACAATCAATTGGCTGGTATAAAAAGGATTTATTACAATTGAATCTGACCAATTGAATGCTGTGGTTAAACCGTCACTGGTGTAAGTTACTGTCTGAGACTGCACATCTACTCTGCCGTAGGCATAAACTGTGTCAACTCCAGGAGCACTTATATACAACCAACGTTCATCTTGGCTGATTGCCACTGCTGAGCCAAACTGTGCATTGCTGAAATTTTGATCAGGCGAAACAAACAACTGTGTTTGAATATAATCATTGGTGCCAGGAATTTGGTATACAGTGGCGGCATAGCCAGCATTACTATTGCTAGCGCTGGCTCCTATCACTGCCCAATTATTGTCACCAAACATCACAGTATTTCCAAAGCCCGCAGTATCAACTGCAGACAGTGTTAAAATTACATTGTCAACATAAGGAACCGTGGTAGATTGACGATATGTGTATACAGCTCCTGCTCCTGAATAATCAGCAGGAGCACCAATCAAAACACTGTAGTGATTTTGTGTCTGACTTACACTGGTTCCAAACAACGAATTAGCAAACAGTTTATAGGGAGCAATTAAATTTGCTATTTTGAATGGAGCAGTTTTTTGTAAAACTTCCCAGTGACCCGAGCCATCATTGTCCACCCAGGCCTGTGCACCAGGCACTAGTTCTCTAGCGTAAGGTAAATTGACAATGTCACTAGCTTGACCAACTCGCATGCTTTGTAGATAAAATACCAGACCATTTCCAGTTATCTGAGTTTGAGTGGTATTTGTAAATGCAAAAGCAATAACTAGAGTGGTTGAATTTGGTACACGTAGTACGCGGTATACTCCGTCAACTGCATTGTTAAAGTATTTGATGATCAGTATGTCGCCCACTGCTCGACCATGTATACCACTGAATTGGACCAGACTGGTAGAATTTAAATTATTACTCAAAGCAATCATGCGACCTGCAACCTGCACACATCTATAGATTCCCCAGTCATAACTGTTGATTTGTGCTACCCAAATCACGGTATTATTCCCAATTATATTGATATTGGCATCTATATTTGTGGGATTGTTTAAATTAAAAACAGTGATGTCTACATCATTGATGTTGACATACCCAGCAGTAGGCAGAGCAGTGTCAAGATTTGTTCCATATGTGGTTGGCAAAATATCAACTGAGGGAATGGCATAACTCTCACTCCATAAATCGTTCAAATATATTGTTTGATTGGCTTGACTTGCTTGTCCTGGTTGTATGATTTGCACTACACCAGGATTGCCAGTCAACACTGCTTGATTCAAGGCTATTTCAAACCAGCTGCGATTGGCATTGGCACCATATGTTCCAACCAACACGCCCCAGTTTTCGTAAATATTGTACTGCCCAGTTTCTCTTCCTAAATTGGCCTGCGTAAATAATTCAGCACTTAATCTAGTACCCTTGGTGGCAATAAAATTTTGATAGATTTGAATCTGGCTTACATCATCCAGATTTAAATCAACCATATATTGACGTGGACGGTATCCTATAAGGCCGTATGCAAGTAAATCATTATCGCTGGCCAAGTTGGCATCATAGATATTGTAACTGTTGGCCTGTTGGTCAGCTTTGTTTGGAATATTAGGTAAAAGCCCTTGGTCAATCATGGCATAATTGCTCTTAACCCAGTTGGCATAGTCAAATGTGTCAGCTGGTTGAACTATGGTCAATGCACTCCAATAATTGTTTTTGTACAGTACAATTTCGCCTTTGGTGTATTTCACATTGGGTTGCCATTGAATCACATTGTTTTGATTTAGTACAAATCCCTGTGCATTCAGTGTGCCATCCCAATCACTGCTGATATTGGCTTTCCACGCCACACGATTTTGTCGTTCTGCGGTTATAGGGTCGTAGATTAAATCATTGAAAATACTCACATTGTTCAACACTGCCATATTTTCGTAGGTGGTAAATTTCAAATCCAAATACGAAATAGTTTGACTTGTTGAACTTGATATAGTAAATGTATCGCCATCGCGTACAATAATCAAATTATTGGCTTTGATACTTTGTTTATTTTGATCAGTTAGCTGATTCTCTGGTGTCAAACTTGTTACTGCTGCTACCACTGCACCAGGTTTATACACAGTTATTTTACTGGCACCCGGATTCAAATTTATAATTGTGCCGGGCGCCCAGCCTTGTTGACTCCAGTACAAAAATTCCTGAGCCATCTGCTGCCAATTTAGTGTATAGCCATTTTGTACACCATTGAATACTAGTCCTTGACTGGTCAAATATATTCCATAACTAAGAATAAAGTCTACTACAATAGTGGCATTGGTAAAATTATACCCGTATGGAATATTCACTATGTTGTCTGTGTATTGTGCTGGTACTGTTACTGTGGCATTACCAGCACTTATTACTTGAGTCACTCCATTAGACGAACTGGCCAGTATTGGAAAATAAGGTTGTACATTGCTGTAACCATACACGCTGAATCCAGACTCTAGTTGTTCAATGATCAATGAGCTGTAGACAATTTCATTGAATGGCTGATTGGCATACAACAATAGATTCCAACTTTCAGGAGGCAACAACAAGCTGGCATTTTGGCTTTCTGGACTGGATTTTTCCAAGTATATGTTGGCGTACTTTTTATCTGTGAATGCTGCCATTCTGTAACACAATCTCACATCAAGATTGGCCAAATCAGTGGTCAAAGCTGACGAAGAATTGATGCCAAGTTGTTGATTGTAATCAATGATCCAGTTTATATAACTTGCTTTGCTAACACCATTGCCGTACACCTGTACTTCATTGGCATTTATTCTATAGCGACCGTTGTAGAGATACTGTTCAAATTCTGCACTGTATCTATAAAGATCTCTATCTACAAATAAACTAAAAAATTCAGCTGGACGAGTCAGTGCTAGCAATCGCATAACTGCAAAAGGATAGCTAGAACTCGACCACCATGATGCTTCAGCAGGCCCACCGTCACCTACTACCCAACTTTTTCGCCAGGCATTGGGATTGTAAAGTCCTACTAGGCTTTGCAGTGGTGGCAGTAAAGTTCCCTGAGAATCTACAGGAATCACACTAGTCAACCCTGGACGAGCATATTTAGGATTTATATATGGCGCCACTGGATCAGCAATATATCCTGCTTCAAGATCTCCCCAAAGTACCAAGTTGTCAGATGTATATGGCACTGGTCCATATCTAGCGGTCCACCAACTTGGTTGTTCACTGAATCCCAACATTTCCCAAGGAGTCAAATTAGGGTTTACGGTGTCATAAAAATAACGATAGATACCTCGCCAAGCTCCCAACAAAGGTTGTTCATTGATACGATTTCCGGCTACACTATAATTGTAGGTAAATAGGTTTGATGCAATGTAATTTTGTGTTTTATAGTCAATCTTGTTTTGTCCAACCCAGGTCAAAAAACTTTCGCCAAGTATCTGAGTGATTTGGGCCTGACTATAATCAGTGGTTCTGAAAAATCCCGGAATTACATCTTCAGCTATCAGTGGCACTGGATTGTCGTCGTTCTTGAGATTGTTATAGATTCTTTTTTCAAATTCCAGTAAAATTTCATCCCTGATGTCTCCAAATACCACTGTTACACTGCCATCGTGTCCTTGTAGCACAGGTGTGGGATTTAGATAATTTGGATCGTAAAAAATCTCAGGTTTGAATTTTGGATATAACCCTAGCTTGGTAGGTGTATTGGGCACAAAATTTCCAATGGTACTAGAATATTCGTTTATGGTAACTGTATCACCAATGTTGAGTGGTGCCAAAATAGTCAACACAGGACTATTGTCTGATACCACATAGTCATAGTTGCGTACCAATAATGTGTTATTCACATAGACCAATAAACCTGAATAATTAGATTCTAAAAAACTATAAGTTTGCACTGTGTTGAATACTGCAGTGGTAATGGCAGTGACTGTGGTGCTATTTGAAGTAAATGTGGTGCCAGTGGGCAACATGTCTGACCAGTAGAATGAACTCAAACTGGTTTTGCCCGCGGTAATTTGTGCAATTGCTGAATCCAGTATTTCTGGAACAGTCATTGTGCCATAGTCTGTGCTGATTACAGTGCTCAACAAAAGAGACTTAAATTTTATATATTCTCTACTGTTGAAATCTAAACTGGCAAATATATTGTAATTGGGATCTCGCAAAAAATAACCAGTCAGAGTCAATGGAGAACTTTGTTGTAGTATTTGTAATCCATAAGGTACTATATTACCAAGATCTCTAGTGTTGTTGGCACCAATAACAGGGCCCTGCAAAGGAATCAAATTTTGTGCTATGGTACTATAGTGATTACGAATAGTGCCCAAGGTGAACTGTTTGCTATTGCCGTTGAGAGGATTATTTTCTAAGTTAATAGGAACCTGGAAAAATCCAACTGAACTGACTTGATCACTGAGTACTTGAATCTCAATCAAATCTCCTGGCACATAAGTAGTCAACCACGTAATTGTTGTGGTGTTAGCTCCTATGCTGACCCGATAGTTGTAGCTTTCTTGAAAAGTAGCATTTACAAATACTTGAACCGCCGGCACCGAAGAATTTGTATTCACTGCAATATCCAGTTGCACAGGCGATCCATTGTATACAAATTGAAACTGTTGTCTTATAAGACTTTTGTCAACCGCAGGTTGCCATCCAATTTCTCTCTGATATGCTAGTCTGCTGCTGTACTGATACACAAAGCCAGAGCTCAAGGGCACAGTTTGTCCTGCATTGTTTATGGTATAATTAAATGAATCAGCATAGAGATTGTTGTCAAAAACAATGTCGCCAAGATTGGTCAAACTCAGATAAGTTAAAGGAAATCCCAAATATAGATCCAGCGGACCTGAACCTACTGCATAGCTAAACAACGAACTACCTCTAAAGTTAGTGCTAGGATAGGTTATTTCGTCGCCAAAGCTAGTTCCATTGGCATCATAGACATCAAACTGTGGAGGTTGATTCACATTGTTTTTTTGTTGTTCAGTGATCCAATTTGATCCATTGAATCTAAAACTTTGTCCTTGCAAGGTGTTGCCATTCAGGCAAACCACAGTTTGATCGGTCAGTGCAGGACTATCAGCAGTTGGTGTCAAGCTTATCAGTGGTTCTGGAATCAGCGGAGGCACTGTGTCGGGTACAATAAAATTTACTTGGTATACAGTTCGTCTTACCACTGGATCTGCATCGGCGGCAAAGATAACTGTGTCTCCATTGGACAACTGATATCCATCAGTACCAAATCCTATAGTACCGCTGACTGTTCTTAGTGCATCTGTTTGTGTAAAATCAATTATACTAACCGGCGATTTGCCTTCAGTGCCAAAATTAAATAATTTGGTGCCTGCTCTAAATTCCAAAATTGGTCGTCGGGCACGGAAATTGTTGTCAAGTACCGGCACTGTATTGTTATACATGGCTGATGCATTGATTACATCAACATGGAACCAACGATTACTACGAGTCCAGGGATTTAAATCTCCACTGGCTCGATTAATGGTGAGATAATCTGGAACTATGGGCTCAGTGACTGGATAATCACTGCTATTTGTAATGTGTTCTTGTGCTACATATTTTTCAGGCGTGACAAAATTTACCACTGGCAACAACTGAATAGCTGATCCAACTCCTTCAATGTAATAGGAATTATTTTCGTAGCTGGCAGGAGCAGTGGTGCCTCGGAAAGTGATTTTCATACCATTGGTAAATGTCACACCATTGGGGCTGGTATAATTGGTTTTGCCAATTATGGTGCTGATGTCTAAAGTTGACACAGAAGTTTGTTCAATCAGTCTTATTTGCCCAAAAATATTAGGATCTGTACCGTCTTGATACCACAGTGAACTGCGAGCCGCAGTCAACAATGGAATCTGTTCGAAATATCCGCTGCCATTCTTGTACCATTGTGTGCTGGCCCATGTGGTGCCAAATAAAATTGTAAACTTTGTGAGATCGTTTACAGGCGATACACTGGTTAAAGACAAATACACACGGCCGCCAGAATCTGTTTGGTACTGTATTCTCCACACACTGCGTTGTTGAGCAGTATTGGTTATGTACTCAGTGTTATCAAATGGCACACTGTCAAAACTGCCAGGCAATCCATTTTGCGCGATATTGTTAGGCAAAGGATCGAACGGCGATGTTATGTACCAACCGTCTGGAGTAGTTGTGTTAAAAATCACAGTGCGACCATTGAGATTGGTAATACCGTCAATGCCATTGGGATTGGCTTCGATAAAATCACTTAGAAATTGATTGTTGATCTGGGAAAATTCTAATGTGGTCAATAAATCCACGGTGCCATTGTTCAATGGCAATACATTTAATCCATAATAAAAACTTTGTGCATTGGTCAATGGAACATCAAAGGTCACTGTGCCAAGATCTATGCCGTTGTTGGTCACACCCAATATAGTTCTACTACTGATGTTAGGAGTTGAAGGAATAACGCCATTGATGCCTGGATCAGTTTGTATCCAAAAAGCATTACCGGTGCCAGCAGTGGCATTGACTACGTTGAACTGACCACGTAAATTAAATTCCACCGGATTGCAATAATACAAGGTGTCAGGCGCATCTTGTGGCACAGTAAATATGATTTGGCCAGCACTGGCACCGTTGTTTATGACTCCTTCACTGTAGACATTTACTATTCCAAGGCTAGCAATGGTCTTGATATAAAAAGGCAGGGCATCAGTCAGTGATAAATTGAAATAATATGTATTGCCACGAACCAGAGTCAACGTAGGATTATTGTTTTGATTGATCACATATGCGCTGGTTCCTTGATTGGTCACTCGGTAGGTCACTGTTTCCGTGGTATTTTGTGCTACATTGAATGTATAGCTACCGCCTTTGACCAGTGCCAGTGTGGGATTATTTCCTGTATAATTAGAAAAAGTATACACACCATTGGCACGTGTTACTGTGAAATTATCAGTGGTAGGAACACCGGTGGCGGAAACATCAACGGCCGGCGGACCTCCTGGCAACCAATAGTACTGAGCATAATTTACAAATTTGTCAAAATCCACAAAAGGATCCCAGGTATAGTAGTCACTGGTATAAAGATAATCGGTATTGGCGGTGATTCCGCCTTGCACTGTCAAAGCGTCAGTGATACCAGGGTAAGTGATTGCATCTACAATTTTAGCAGAATCCATTGGGTCAATCTGCACCACACCCGGTTCCAGTTGGTAGTCATTGCGACTTTTTGTAGGCTCAATCACATAGTGATCATTGGCATTTACTCCTGGGCCAATTCGTTGACCAATGAACCCTTGAGATTTTTTAAATTTAGGTTCTTGTGTAAGTTGATCCAGTGTGGCTGACAAAAATTGTTTGTTGACCGGAGTCTGGAATATATCTGGCAGAAAATCTACCGTGCGAACTGTAGCCATTAAATCACTCCACTGCCAGGAGCAGTTTGTAAATTTGTACTTGTCAACGCAGTGATTACCTGAACATCATTGACAGTGGCACCATTGACAAAGATTTGATTTGGAGCGCATCTTATTTCGTAAAGATCCCCAAAACTTTTTTGTGGGTTCAGTGGAACCAACACAACAGAACTAACTACATCACCTATCTGTTGATGAATATAAGCAGATAATTCAGAAAAATAAAAAGTCTGTCCAAAGTCCCAATTGGCAATGTCAAAATACGCATTCATATTGGCCACAACTAAATTTTTTATTTCATTGACACTTGCAGTGCTTTGAGTTGATTGTATGACTTTGACCACTGCTCTCAGCGCAGGATCTGCTTTGCTTCCAAACAGTGGCTGAAATTGCACTGAATTCAATATCATGTTGTCAGATATCATTTTATAATCTTGCAAGCCAACATAAGCAGTAGTTAAATCGTTTATGGTAGGTGCAGATGGCAGTGCCACAGTGCCCGTGCTGTCATACAGCCAATTGGTATAGGCAGTATAGTAAGCATTGGTCACAATGTACACATCAATGATATTTGTTGATCCTGGATCAATTCTACTGGTCAAAGGGCTGTTGTGTCTATATTGAAAATACAAGTTTTGTCGACCAGTGTAGGCAATATACGTGTTGTTGACAATCAAAGTTGGAGTTCCAGTTGAATTCAGCACATATTCATAAAATACTTGATCTTGATATGCATAAAATACCTGGCCAACTGTGTATTGAACAATTGCTAGTTCAATGGCACCCAATGTAGCATACTCACTGTTGACTGTACCTGCAGCTACCAGTAGGTATCTTTGCAAGTTATCAAAATCTACTGTTTGTTGTAAAAATACCAATTTTGTGTTGGGATTCACATTAGGAGCAACTATGTCATTGAAAAAATCAGGATTGATAGGTATTAGATCTCCAGATGTGGTAGCAAAACTGACCAAGACCTGAAAATCGTCTACTAGCCCGTCGCTGAGCACAGGTTGATCAATGATGGTCAACACATTATCACCAGACAGTGGATAGTTGGTATCAGGCTGGCTGTTAATTTTGAGCACATTAATATAATCTCTTACCACAGTGCCAGTGCGTGAATCATAGATTGGCTGATTGGTATAGAAGAAAAATCTTGTGTCAATGACACTGCCAAAATAGTAGTTCAAACTTCTAGACACAACTGTGTAGTTGGCCAATCCAGGAGCAGTAGTAGTGCACTGTATCAACCACGAAGCGTCACTGTTGGTACCAGCGGTGCTTTGTTGGTTGGTCAAACTAAAAGGTGCATTGACGGCAAGATTGTTGGCGGAAATAATGTACCACGTTGCAGTAATATTGTTATAGCCAATACCAAAATTTTGATTGAGATAAATTTGATTTACAATACTCTGTTGCAGACTCACTGGTATATCGGTGACAAACACCGGTATAACTTGTACCGGAATAGCACCAGTGGGCACAAATGTGTTTAATACCACTGGACCAACTCCAGATGGCAAATTACCATAGCCATTGCCAGTTCCTGCTAGATAAACTGCAGTGGGACTGGCCCAAATACTTAATTTGTCTCCGGCAGCACTTGGTTGACCAACCACAAGGTGGTTGTCTGCGTTGAAATAATAGCCAGTGGGCGGAATAAATTTGACCAAACTACTTTCAGTGATGTACTTGGCATTGTTACTGGCATAATTTCCAATAGGCACAGGCACACCAGAAGAATTTTGAAAATAGCCTGTGGTTTCATTGGTAATAACTGTGCTTTGATGCCAAGTGTAGTTGAGCACTGACAAATCAGGCCTGGTAAAATTAGCATAGTAAAATTGTTGCAGTCCTGCTTTTGTCAACAAAGGATTGATCTGATTGTATACTAC